GTCGTGGGTTCGAGTCCCATCATCCACCCCATTGGGGGCCGTTAGCTCAGTTGGTAGAGCAGGAGACTCTTAATCTCTTGGTCCTAGGTTCGAGTCCTAGACGGCCCACCACTTTCCCCCTTGTTTCTACTGCGGTTTTCGTCGCGCAACGCGACGCCGATTTGGTCAAAAAATCGGCAATCGTAAAACTCCCCGTAAAACTCAGCGTCCCCACTTGCGGTCTGCGAGCACTCCCGTTTGGCAAATTGCGCGAATCTGGTCGCGGTGTCCGCCATCCACTTCTAGCTCCCAGTCGCGATCCTCTATCTCTCTCAGCGTCGAAAGACGTGCACATCCGAGCGACACGTTGCCGTCCCCGAAGTATTCCGCGATTCGGCTACGCATGGTCGCGAACTTTTGCGGGCAACCAAAATTCTCACAGCAGAGCTGCCCGCTGTGCGTGTCGAACTGACTTGTTGCAGGAATGCACCGACAGCTAACATCTTGATGGAAGTGGTAGATCGATGCGAGAAGACGTTCTGCATCGCTTAGAAACGAGACGTCTCTCTCTGTGGTTATGCCCAAACCTTCGAGCGATAAGGTTCCTTTGACCACTGCGATGTCATCGGAACGACCAATAGTTTCATCGATAACAACACCATCGCGAACGATCTGAGCGATCATTCGTCCTCCAGCGCGCTGCTCGAAAACAAGTTCATCGTCTTTTCCGACGGAAAGCGGTTTGTCGAATTTGTAGGTATGTGTCACTTGCACAACCCCCTCAGCTCGGCATCAATCTCACGAAGGTCGTTGGCTGCGTCGCTCACGCCATGCCAGTCTTCGGCATCCGTCTTCATGCGCAGGTAGCTCTTAAGTACCTCGCGTTGCTCCCTGAGCGATCCGCGCCGTTGCTCGATGCGACGTTCATCTTGGTTGGTATCCATTTTGACTTTCCTTCGTTCTGCATCCAGCTGCCGCCAGCAGTTTGCCGGCGGCAATGCGCGCCACCATGTATTTGTCAACGCGCTTCGAAAGAGCATTGATGCCGAATAGCATGCCGAACCGACCACCGGCATCGTTCTGCACCGTGACGCCGAGCTGATAGCCGAAGTCATGGAGTTCAACGTGTGTAATCAGGCCGCCGGTGTTCAGTTCAAAAACGTTCGGGTTTTCCGAGAGCCAGCGCAGCTCGCGCAGCTTTCGAGTGCGGATCCGCCGTTTTTTTGCTTGACGGGAACTCAATTCATTCTCCGGCTGGCCTGACGAGCGGAAGGTCGTGATCGTAGTGCTCGAGCATCTGCGCGGACTTGTGTCCCGATGCGGTTTGCTTGTCGGCCTTGTTGCCCTTGGTGTCGGTGACCCCGCGGTGCTTGAGACCGTGCATGGTGAAGCGCTGCTCGGCGGTGATGACGCCGTTCGTGATCGCTTTTCGGATGAGCCGCTGCCAGGCGGTGTCGAGACCAGACTTGGATAGGGGCGTGCCCTCCTGAGAAACGATCAGGTAGCGTTCCTCGGGCTTGATGGGCACCGGGACACGGTTTCGCTGCATCGCCGCCGTGCGGTGCGCTGTGAGCGCGTCCCAGGCTTCACGGAGTGCCGGCGTCCACGCGACGACGTTGTCGCGGCTGCCCTTGCGGCGATTTGTCGCAATGCCCTCAGGAAGCGCGTGCGCGTCGGTGAGCGTGGAGACTTCGATGCCGCGGAGCCGGCAGCGGTAGGCGAGTTCCATCGAGGGCCACAAGTAGGCCGACGTGGAGCCCGTGACGTGCGACGTCACGGCCGCGCCGGCGCGCGCGTAAGCGAGCACCGCCTTGAAGGCCGCGACGGTCGGCATGCGCTTCTGCTTGCGTTCCTTGGCCTGCGACACGCCGTCGGCAGGGTTGGCTGTCCACGACCTTGGGGTATGCCCGCGGTTCAGGCCCCAGCGAAACGCCACGCGGGAGAACCGCAGCATGTGGTTGGCCTTTGTCGGGTGGCCTTCCTTGGCCACGGCATCGATGACGACCTGCCAGAGCGGGCGCGTGATGCTGGCCAGCTTCCACTTTCCGATCGCGCCGACCGGAGTCTGCCGGTCAACGATCGCCTTGCGCGCCTTCAGGTACTGGTCCTGGGTGCTCTTGGCGAGGGTCTTCTTGAACTGCTCGCTCTCTTCGAACAGTTCGAACAGCCACTTGACCGTGCCGATGTCGAGCACGGTCAGGTCCTGAATGATCATGTGCAGCTCGGCCAGCGTGGCGGTGGGTCCCGCGATGCGCCGCCGGCGCTGCTTCGGCTTCGGGCGACCCGGGACGTATTCGCGCTGGATGGTGTACCAGATGCGATCTCGGCCGTCCCAGTAGCAGCCGGCCGGAATCTTCCGCTGGTCGATGTGCCGCGGAATGGTGTCGTCGCGAAGGCGGGGACGGCCAGGCTTCACATCAAGGCCTCGATCGGAATTACTGGACCGTCGTCTTTTGCGCTGCCGCCGCTGTACCCCGCTGCCCGAGCCACCAGTTCCGTCGTTGTCCATATCGCCCCTTTCTTGCCGTGGAAGTACCGGATGCCCTGACGATCCAGGCACTTCGAGACATCACCGACGCGGTCGTAGCCGGTGGCCTTCTGAAGAGCGGGAAAGTCGAGGACGGTTTCCATAGCGGATAGGGCAGCGCTGGGCAACGCTTATTTTCTGGTGGCGGCTGGGAGTGCCGCGCCGAGGCGTTCCTTAAGCAAGTAGCCTTCGAGTGCCCAGATCTTCTGGCGAGCGTTTTGACGCGCGAGTTCGCAACCGATCTGCGCATCAAAGTTCTCGGGGCTTGCGCACGCGCTCTCGTCGGTCACGGTGAAACCGTTTTTGAGTACCAGAACGCAGAAGGTGAGCAGGCCGAGTGGCGCGGGTGCTGCATTCGCCCGTTCGTAGGTAGTGGCAGGAACGCCATCTGCCGCCAGCATGCCGAGCACGCCTTCTCGAGCGGTGAAGTAGTGCTCGCTTGCGATCACGTCGTTGATGCGTTCCTGAGTTACGCGAGGGGCGGTGAGGCCCTTCGCCTGGATCTGCGCCTCGATAGCGTCGTCGTCACGGCTCATGGTTTGTTGTCTCCGGTTGTGTTGAACATCGAATCGTCAGTGAGTTGCCAAAGCCCTTGGCCTTCGACGTAGCGCACGAGGCCGCCACGCTGCAGCCAGCGCAGGCGTGCCGCGGCGTTGCGCGTGCGGATGTGCGTGCGGCGCGCGATCTCGTCGGCCGGCGCGCCACCTGGCCCGACGTCAGCGAGAGCGTTGAGCACTGCCGTGGTCTTGGCCTTGAGGTGTGGGCGCCGTGCACGCAGCATCAGACCTTGATCCCACAGCTCGACACGAATCGCTGATACTTGTCCGCCGGGAGGTCGTCGATCATCACAGCGTTCTGGATCTCGGCCGGCAATTCCGCCGAGTTGGCGAAGATGCCGGTGAGGTGGAAGCCTGGGCAAGTTCCGTCCTCAAGCGCGAAGCGGAAAGATGCGACGAAGTCGAGCGTTTTTGCGACGGTCACCGTTTCCTTTATCACCACTTCGCTTCCCAGCTTGTCGGTGATGACGAGGTTGAAGATGTCGCCCGGCGAAATCTGCCGCGGTGTCCGGTTCAAGCTTGTGATGACGATCATTTGTGCACCTGTAGCTGACCGCGCTCGTCGACGTGGAGTCCGAGCATGCGATCGAATACTTCCAAGATCCGCCCGGGGCATTCACGAGTGCGCTCCAAGCAGAAGGCATCCCGTTCAATGGCGCGACGAACGTCCAGCGCTGCCTCGAGTGCGTCAGCGGCTTCTGCGCACAGCTGTCGCAGCCACGCTGGCACGGACGTCAAAGCCGCCGTATCGAGTAGTCGCGATTGCAGTTTTGGGCCACCGCGGTACAACGGCTGCTTACCTTCGCTGGCGCGCGTGAGCGCGATCAGTTCGCTACGAATCAGGCGCCACTTGTCACCGTGCATCGTGCACGCGTCGAATTGCTCGATCGCCTCGCGCATCTCCGGTCCGAACAGGTCGAGTTCGCTGACGCTCATGGCCCGCAGCCTTTACGGACCGTTGCCCCGCCGTCGGCAGGGTTTGTGAACTCGCGCCAGTGCACCCAGCCACGTTCTGGACAGTGGAAACCCCACTGCCGCAGCCTGAAGCCGAATAGGAATAGCGACCAAGCACGGATGTGTGGACCGTAAAGCGCGATGTTGTTCCGATAGCCGACTACCGGCGCGATGATTTCAAGTCGATGTGCTGTCTTCGCCCAACGCGCCGTGACGGCCCCGGCCTGACGAAATGTGCGCTCATGGATGCCGCCGGGCAGGATGACGTGCTCGACGTATTGCCCTTCGAGCAAGATCGAGATGTTGCACCATGGATGATCGTGCAGCGCGCGATCGTCGTCGCTGCGCAGTATCCGGTGCAGGTAGGCACCCGGCAAGCGGGTGATCAGCCACTGCCACCAGGTCAGATCCACTTCCTTGATGTCGCGATACCAGCCGCTCCAGGGAGTGAGCCACCAGCGCAACATGTAGGGCTCGCGCTCGCCGCCGATGACGAAGTCGCACGGGCGCCGGCGGGCGTGAGAGATCAGGTACTGCGCGAAGTGGTCGAAGAGGCCACCATAGCGTCGACGGATGTTGATCATGGCGTGTGCTCCCGGACCCCGTCACGGTCTGCAATACGCAAATACCTTTCCCTGTTGGCGGGTGAATAGAATCCTTGGCCAGCGACCTCTTCCCACACCTTGCCCATCTCATCGATCAGCGCGGCGCGCTCCTTTTCGGACAGCAACCCGAAATCATGGCGTAGACGAATGGCCATGCTGATCAGCAATGCCGGGTCAGGCTTGCCTTGGTCAACATCCGCGAAGTGTTCAAATTCGAGACGGGTGACTTCGACGCGATCTGGAGTTTGGGCGCCTTGACGCAGGGCGTCTCGCTCCGCATCGCGAAATTTTGACTTGAGGAACGAGCCGAGCCAGTCGGAACAAGGTTCCGCCAGGGCAGCTTCCAGCGCAGCGCACATGTCCGCGCGAAGCAACTCGAGCTGGAACGCGGGGATCGAGTCTCGCCACCCAGGTGTGTTTTGATAGCGATCGAGCGCGACCTCGACCATCTTTGGCTTGATTTTCATGCTGCGATCGATTCAGGTGTGTGCTGCGGAAGCGACTCGCGCACCAGGAACACGAGCTCGCGGGTTTCTTTGCTGAAGTACGGCCAGAGCGCTTTCTTGTAGCGATCGCTCATCAGCGGCCACGCAGCGGCGATCGACTCGGCGCCGCCGGCGGTGAGCTTCTTAGCCATCGCCTCGGCGACGTAGGCGTACCAAGTGGCGCGATCGGTGTCCCAGAGCGCGCGTTCCTGGGCATGACTCAGGCTGCCGTATACAGGCACGGGGCTGGGTTGTTCCACGTCGAACAGATCGTTCATGCCTGGAACTCCGAGTGTGGGATCGCAATCACCGTGGATTGCAGCCGGTAGTCGAACTTGAGATTGCGGCTGGCGAGCGCAACTTGCGCCGGAAACCGTCGGGCGAAGTCAGCCTGTAGGCGGTGGCTATTCGCGTGGCGGAAGTGGCCGAGGTAGCTCGCCCATGTCGACGCGAGACGCTGGATGTCTTGTGGGGTCGCACGGATCTGATCGCGGCCGACGCGTCCCTGCGACCAATCGTTCAGCGCTGCGCGCGCGTGGCGAACGACCCGGGTGCGCACGCGGGTGTGCGTGGGGAAAATGACGTAGCCGAGGAAGTCCAGACCGCAAGACACCGGCTGCAGTTGGATGTCGTCCTTCAAGCGCAGATCCAGACGCTCCGCGAGGAAGGCTTCGATTTGTTTCAACCACAGTTCCAACTGCGCCAGGTCGCGGTGGAAGAGCACGAAGTCGTCGACGTAGCGCACGTACCGCTCGCCCTTCAGCACGTGCTTGACGAACTGATCGAACTCGTTGAGGTAGACGTTCGAGAAGAACTGCGAGGGCAAATTGCCGATCGGGATGCCGTAGCCGGCCGCCGATGCCTCGAGCCGCTTGTGGTACGGCACCAAGGCACGCTCTTCGGCAGTGAACAGGTTGCGTACGCCCTGGTGCGCGATCGACTTGGCCAGCAGGGCGTGCACCACGCGCTGGACTGTGAGCGGCATGTGACTTCTGACCATCTCGCGCTTCAGCATCGCGTAGAGCTTCTCGCGGTTGATCGAATTGAAGAAGTTGTGAATATCGAGCTTCAGGTAGTAGCCACCGCCCTGACCACTGTGCACGGCGCGGATATGATCACGGGCACGGTCGACGGCAGCGTGCGCGCCCTTGCCGCGGCGGTTCGCGTAGGAATCGAAGATGAACTTCGGTTCGTAGTGCTGCTCAAGCTTCGGGACCACCCAGTGGTGCACCACGCGGTCGGAAAAGTCCGGCGCGTGGATCTCTCTGGCTTTCGGTCGAGTGGCGATGAAGCATGTCGCTGGCAGCGGCCGCCAGGTGCCAGCGTTGATCTGGTCCTGCAGTTCAAACAGACGTTCCGCCCAGTTGGCCTCGAAACGAAGCTGGTTTCGGCTGGGCACTTTGTGCCGCCGCGCGCGCTTCCACGCGGTGTGCATCTCGCGAAAGGTGACTTTCCCTGCACCCTGACACTCACTGGCCGGCGCGCCGCCGCCGCGCACCGCGCGCGCGAACGCGTTGTTGTTGCGGTGGTTGTTGTTGACGTTGCCGTTGTTGAAGTTGACGATCCAGAAATTGGACGCTTCCCCGTGCTCTTGCGAACCGGCCGCGCATCCCGTAGTGGCGTAGCGTGGCGTCGTCATGCGTTGACCCCAGAGGGGGTGGCGCGGGTACTCAGTGTCTTGGGACGCTTCGGACGAGCGCTCGATGCTCCCGAATTCTGCCCATTGGGGTGCTCCAACCATTTCTTCCAGCCGCCGACTTGCCGACCAACTTCGGCGGCGCTCCGCATGAGGGCCTCGAACTGGCCCAGGCTTTTGAAAGCCTTGATGTGGCTGCATAGTTGCATGCGCAGTTTGAGTTGTTCGACCTTCCAGTCCAGTTCCTCGACCATCGCAAGCTGACGCGCAGGATCGCGCCACGCCATGTTCGCGATCACGACCACTTCCTCGATGGCATCGCGCAACTTCGCTCCAGAAGCGTTCTTGTGGAAGCGATGGAAGCCGCGCACAGCGTTCTCGATGTCGACCTGAAGACGCTGTGCGAGCTTGACGATCGGTGGAACCCCGTAGGTCATCGTTCTCCCCTATGCCTTAGTCAAAAAGCCAATTACTGACTGGCCGGCGCGCCGCCGCCGCGCACCGCGCGCGCGAACGCGTTGCCGCTGCGGTGGAGGTTGAGGACGTAGCCGTGGTGGAAGTGGACGAGCCAGAAAATGGACGCACGGCCGTTCTTATCCTTGCTCCAGGCGCACTCCGAACAGGTGCGATACCAATCGGACTTGGTTCCTGGGAAGAAGTCGGTGTTCGCCGCCGGCGAATACTTGTCGAGATCGACGATGGTCAGCAGCTCGGGCCGCGTCGGCATGCGCCAGTCGGAGAAACCGCCGAACGATGTTGCGTTGAGGTTCTTGATGTATTTGGCCTCACCGACATCATCGAGACGGTCGCCAGAGTCGTCTTTCGGCCAATACAAGCCCGTGCTCTCGTCGAACACGATGGCCCATTCCTGGGTATCGACTGCCAGGTGCGTGCCGGACAGATCGATCTTTACAAACTTGCTCATGCAAATCTCCTTCGTGGCGGTTTGGTGCCGTTGAGTTAGATCAGTCACGGAGTCACCGTGACAGTCACGACCTGCACACCGTTGACCGTGGTGTACTGAATCGCTGAGAGGTGTCCGCGCGTGGTGACGAGCTGGCCGGTCACAGTGCTGTTGATGATCGCGACGGCTGCCGGCCGCGTGGTGATCGTGAAGCCGCCAGCGTAGGCAGCGCCGGCGATCAACAGCGCCAGCAGCAAAAGGGGGATGCGTTTCATGCCGTAGTCTCCAGAACTTTGCGTTCACCGTTTGCGCCCCGCGCGGAGACGATGCCGGCCTGTTCGAGTTGTTCGAGGACGCGCGCCGCGCGGTTGTAGCCGACAGCAAGCTTGCGTTGGAGAAGCGATATGTCGGCCCTGCGTTCGACGCGCACGATCATTGCCGCGTTATCGAACAGAACATCGCGCGACTCCGTTGCCTGGGCGCCGAGTTTTCCCATGTGCTCATACACGCTGGGTGCGTTACCTTTCCCGTCGCGCCAATGCGGTGCTTCCTCGTCCATGATCTGGCAAAGCTCACCCCAGTTCGCGACGAGTTCGTGCCATGCTGGCGACAGGTCTGCCATCAGCGGAAATCGCTCCTGGAATTCCGGCACTTCTTCAAGCAACCGTCGGCAGCGCCCTAGGTCGTTTGGATCGAGAGGATGGGTCAGAGCGCAACCGCTGGTGTTGCAGCCATGGAGCGTCGCGAACATGGTTTCGCTGCTCGAACCACGGCGACCGGTGCGCAGCCATTGCAGTTGCGCGGGCGACAGCTCGGCGGGATCGATCGAGTTGAGTACCTTCGACAGATCAGTTCCGATCCTGAACGAGATCGAGGGATGCATCCCGTGCTTTTTCAAAGTAGCGGTTAGATCCGCTACCTGCTTGTCATCGTACTCGTTGACGATCGTTTCGGAATTCTTCTTCGCCTCGCGCATCTCCCTCGGCGCGTCGCCGCCGTCGAGCTTCATGCCGGGCGAAGCGCTGATCTTGAACGTAGACTCGAGCCACTCCAGCAGCACGCGTAGCTCGAGCGTCTGCAGCGCAAAGATGGCATCTAGTTCCTCAATCTGGCTTACGCGACCGGCATCACCCAGTTCGTCCTGGACAACTTCGAGGAACCGGAGCGCACGCACGACCAGATCCTCGGATAGCACGAGCGAGATCCGATCTTTGAACGTGAACGCTGCGCGGAAGACCTGTTTGCCCGACTTGAGGTGCTCGCGCACTTCGTCGGTTTCCAGCTCCTGATTCTTGCAGCGGACGATCGCGCCGGACTCGACCGGATCGCGCAGTTCGCATTCCTCGCCGAAGGTCAGGCCTTCCGGCGGCTTGGCCGTAGCGAGCCAGTCTGTCAGCAGGACGCGCGGCGACTCTTCGGGCGACATGGGAACGCACGGGAACGAGCCCAAAGCGCTGCGCACGGACATGACAACGTTCTCGGCGGCCTTGCGCGACGCTGTGTTGACGACAAGCCAGCCGCGCGCGAGGTCGAAGTAGGCAAGCATGCGCGACTCGCGCACGAACGCCCGCGGCAGCAGACCAGTGATGATTTCCTCTTTGATCCGCTTGCGCTCGCGGCCACCAGGCTTCTTGCCCGTCTTTTCGGCCATTGCCTCGATGCGCGTGGAGAGTTCCTCAGTCACGACATCCGACGGAAGCAGGCGCTCCTGCGCGCCGAGCGCGATTAAGGCGAAGTCACCGACCGCATGCACGAGCACATCGCTGCCGCGGCCGAACGGCGAGACAAAGCCCATGGTGCTTAGTTCGATCGCGCCGACATCGCGCAGGCGCTGGCCGTCGAGGGCGGCCTCAAGACCCTCAGCGGTGATGCCGAGCGCCTGCGCGTTGAAGCGGAAGAGGAAGAGGTTGCGGAAGAACATGGCTGATCAGATCTGCAGGCGATCGATGAGGTCGGCCAACTTGTGATCGATGCAGGAAGCGTGTTCCGTGATCGAAATCAGGCCGCTGTGGAAAGAGCACGAGGCGCCAGCAGTAGGCTTCGCAGAACTGTTCGATTCCGGTGCGGTTCTTAGATAAGGTTCCAAGCGCACCGCAAGCGCCATGACGCGTTCTTCGATAGCGTCGACGGTGCCTCCGAGACGAATGGTTTGCATCTGCACCGGCGACACATCCGACTGTACATCGGACGGCTGGATACTGGCGCTGTAGGCGAAATTGCTATTGCTAAGATGGTTCATAGGAATCTCCGCTGATTGAGAGAAGGCGCCCGCCGGTGGGCTCGGGGAGGGAGGGTCGTCGGAGCTAGGGGGAACACCGACGTTTTTCCCACCGGCAGGCGGTAAAAGTGGACGCGTCCTTACGTCAAGGCGGTCGCCCTGTGACCGAGGGTCGGGGAGGAGGAAACCGCCCTCGAAGCGATGAGCCCGGCCGCATCTGCGACCGATCCGGGTGCGAGATGAACACCCATCCAATCGAACTGAAGATCATTACGGAAGCCTCGGAGAGATGGCGGGGCGCACGCCGGCGAGTTCGTCGAAGGCCTGTGCCACCCGGGCTTCGCGAAGCCGCTGCTGAGCCCGATGCTCGCCGCGCCGGCGCTCCCACTCAGCCAAGCGCTCGGCGGCCGCCGGCGGCGTACATCCGGCCCAGGGGCGTGGCATGAAGAACTTGCTAAGAGCCCGCGCTGCGCTCATGAAAGCCACCCCGCTACTCTTGCGACAAATAGCCCAATCGCAGCGATGAACGCACCGCCGATCACGAGCGGGTTCTCAACCCACTCGAACGGCCGTGGCGGCGCCGGAGGTGTCGGCGTCGGGTGGCTATCGCCTCCGGAGAACACGCGGTGCAGGAATTCCACGCCCGCGCTGATCGCCGCCGCGGTCTCGCCAGTCTCGCGGTAGACGCTGACAGCCTCGTCGACCGCCCATTCGGTGAAGGGAGCTGCCGCATGCATGCGCTGCGCGACGCGGCGCATGCGATCGGCGACAACCTGATCGTCGTATGAGTCCAGAGTCACTAGTAGCATCGTGGGACCTCCAAAAAAGAGCCCAATTACTGACTGGCCGGCGCGCCGCCGCCGCGCACCGCGCGCGCGAACGCGTTGTAGCTGCGGCGGCTGTCGAGGACGTCGCCGTAGGAGAAGTTGACGACCCAGAAAAGGGACGCCACACCTTTCTCGTCCTTGCTCCACGCGCATTCGGTCGACGTCCAGTACCAGCCGCCCGTGATGTTCGGGTACTTGTTGGCGTCGGTGGCCGGATTGAACTTGGTGTGGTCGACCTCGCCGAATTGCTCGTGCAGTGTGGGAATGCGCCAGTCGTCGAATCCGCCCGCCCGACATTCCTTGACGGCCTTCTCCAACTCCGCGTAGGTCATTTCATCGGTTCCGATCCTGTCGGTGAACCAGAGACCTTGCGCGTTCGGGCCGGCATAGGCCGGTTCGGTTTCCGTGGCGGGATATACCGGCGTGATGTCGGCGGCGGTCTGTTGCTTGAGTTCGGTGTTGGCTTGCATGAGTCCCTCCTGGGCATCGTGAATATCACAATAGTGATAATTCTAATCTTTGTCAACACAATTGTGATAACTCTCGCGACGACCGGTCGACGGGCAGAGGTGGTTGATCAGCTAAGGGGCGTAGCAGCCATTCGCTTCGCACTCGGCCAGCTTTTGTTCCCAGCCGCGGCGGCACTCCCACTTGTCCTTCATGAGGGACTTGTCGAAGGTCTGCCACCGCATATTGCTGGGTGCGTCATGGCCGCCAATACACAGCGCGACGCGGTGGTCGATGATCCAACCAGGACACCGGCCTGTGAATCGCTGAGTAGTAGGGCAGGGATGTTGCCTTCGGAACTCAAGCACCGCTTCATGATTGCGCGGCTCGCGCGCTGCTGCTGCGAAAACGACGCAGAATATTCCGAGAATTATTCCCGGAAACCCACAGATGCTTGAGCGGTCAAGCATGCCCTTGCCGCCGATGAAGCAAAGCTTCTGCGATCTCGACAGCAGCGCGGCTGGGTTCGCCGAACAATATCTGCAGCAACGGGCGAGGCCAATCCAGCCAAGCGTAGCGGCCGCCCAACTGCCAAGTGACCAGATCAGTTTCCACCACTGAAACGAAACCCCAATCGCTCGGCTCAGAACTCAAAGAGCAGAAAACCTTTCCATCACCGCCGACGCAAAACCGGGGATGGTTGAGCAACATCCCAGCTCTAGCCCCCAGGTCCAAAGCGCAATCGACCCGTTTTGCGAGTTCATGGATATGCGTCGATGACTCAAGTAGGTATTCCACATCAACTGCAACCATTGGCCAAGCGCAGCTTGTTGCGCTCATAGGCGTCTGGCGCGCTACGCTTGCTCATTCCACTTTCCGCGGCGCGTCGCTTCATTTCGTCGCACAACTGACCTCGGGATAACTGCTGCTGCTCCACAGGAACCGTTTCCTTCCTCGTTATGGTGGCAGGACCTGTTGCATCCCAGCTGGATATATGAACCCTTTCCTTAACCGTTCGTTCGGATGTCGAAGGGCAGGGTTGTGTTTGCACCCAACTCCGGTCACCAGCCTGGCATCGATAGCCGGAAGGCACTGGGGCTGGCTCGGATGAAGATATGTTTGGATAGACCTCGCGAGTTGTCGGCGAGCCCTGCAGATCCGGGTTATAGGCGCCATCGTTGGCTTGCACTGGGGCCGCTCTCGGCGGCTCGTCGCGCTTGAAATTGCCAGCCGCGCTCTTCGCTGCAGCATCCGGGCACGGGCCGTCGGTGTATGTCGTTTGCCCGGTCTTGCTCATGCACTTGGACAGTTCAACGGCATCCGCATGGCCGCCGATCAACAAGCCGGCCATGGCGACGAGCAAAATTCCACGCGATTTGGTAGTCACAAACCCTCCCCCCGAAGGCTTAAAACCGACGCCTCGGAAGACGTCGGTCATGTGCTGCGCACTACTTCTGCTTCTTGAACAGCGTGGACAGCAGCCCCGCCACCTGTTCTGGCATACAAAACACGATCGTCGAGCCGATGATCGTCGTGTCACCAATCAGGGCGTCACTCATTCGCTCAGGTTCTGCCAGTCGCTCCTTCTTCCCCATCTCCTCAAACAACGAAATGACCGCTGCCCTTTTTTCCGGATCCATATCGAACTACCCCTGTTTTCTGTGATGCGCCGTTCCACTTTGACGGCGTCGGGACAGGGTAGTTCCGCCTATTTGTTGGCACTGTGAACTAGCCGTAAAATCGTCTGCTTGCGTGACTCGGCATCCTCGCTCTCGGCGGCCTCGTACATCGCAGCAGCCAGCTCGCCGCGGTCTATGCGCGAACCGCGCTTGACCATGCTCATACCCGCGGTCACTAGGTTGAGCAATTCAGTATCCAACTTTACCTTGGACGGCACGGCCCTGAGCCCAGCGGCATAGCCGGGAACGAGGAGCATGTGGGAAGGGACGCCAAAGGCCTTGGCGATGCCGTCGATCGTGTCGATGGCGGCATGCCGATCCTCACCGGTTTTGTACCGTTCAATGAAGCTGATCAAGGATTGAACGGTCCCGGCCTTGGTCGCCAGCGTTGCCTGGGACCATTTATTCCGGGTTCTAAGCGCAAGGACGTTCGCTGCGAGCGCGAGTGCGGCCTGACTGGTCGGCTTAGCTAAATCCTTCTTTGCCATGCCAAGGATACTAGACTTGCGCGCTATCACAGTTGTGATATTGTGTGAATCACAATTGTGATTGAGCAAAGCCATGTCGGTTGACGTCATCGAGTCCATACGGGCACGGGTGAACAGCTTTTCGGGGTCGTATCAGGAGATCGCCAGCAAGGCCGGTGTTAGCTATTCCTGGCTCAGCAAATTCGCGCGCGGGACTCGTGGGAAACGAGCTGAGTTCGATGTGATCTCGCGCCTGCAGCGTGCCCTAGACGAACTGGAAACCGCGCGCCGCGCCATCGAAGCGATGAAGCCTACGCCCGCCGAAAAACACAGCAATCCACACGATCTGCAACAGCCATAGCACCAATACTTGACGAGGATTCCGCCGCGATGAGAGAGACGAACGAGTTCATTTTCCGTAGCGCGCTTGATCTGTTGCCGCTCAAGAAAGGCATGAAGTTGATCGATGCCGTTCGAGAAGCGGAGGAGGCCTGGGAAACCCTGCGCTTGGTTCGCGAAAAGCGTAGCCAGGCGAGTGAGATTTGCCGAGGCGCAGCGGCGCTTGCAGCCATGTCGGCAATCTGCACGTCGCGGCGCTTCGTCCGCGCGACCGACACCACGTTCGACACCCATACGGACTTGACATGGTCGGACCCGCTCGGGAATGACTCGCTGACTGTCGAAGGCGCTGATAAGGCCATTGCCGCCTGCCGGGCCGGCGGTTTCAACGACTGGCGCAAACCGACTCTGGACGAACTTGAGACCATCGTCGATCGGAATCTTCACAACCCCGCCATCGATACCAAAGCCTTCCCTGGCACGAAGTCCGGCTGGTACTGGACCTCGACGGAATGTGCGTGGAGCAAGGACGAAAACGGCGTGGCGTCCTATTTCTGATTCGTCAACTTCAGCTACGGCCTCGTCTACCACGACCACCGCTACCACGGCGCGTTCGCGCGCGCGGTGCGCGGCGGCGGCGCGCCGGCCAGTCAGTAATTGGGCTCTTTTTGGGAGATTTCCGTGAGGGGAGAAAAACCAGTGGGGACACCGAAAATGGAAACGCCGTGGCTCGATGCGGCGTGGATGCAACGGGGCCTGGACGCGCTGAAAGACACGCTGGATGTGAGCCCGGAGTTGAAGAAACAGATGATCGAATTCTTGCTCTCGGAGGGTTTCTGGGAGCAAGAGAAGCTGACGTACGAAGGGGCCGTCAACAAGTTCAATGGCAACCTGAACCCGGAGCGCGCTGGCCATTTCAAGCCCAGCGAACTCTGGGCTCTGGCTCGCAAGTTCAATCGCCACCAGTTCTTTCTGGCGGTGATGGAAGATCTCGGCTACGAACGGCCGCGCATGAAGGCCACGGAAGAGCGCCGGCAAGAGTTGCTCGAGCGCATTGCGGATGGGCAAGCAGCCTACAACCGCCTCCTGGAAGAAAGTGCGGGTGATCTGCGTCGCCTGGGTTCCTCGGGCGTGGCCTTGCGGCTGAACCCAACGATTGCCGAGCGCCGCGGCCACTTCGCCATGGACGACGAAGAGACCGACGGTAGCGCGCCGGGGAGGTTCTGAGGATGCCCTTCGCGCGCCGTATTCCCCAGCCCACGAAAGCGCAGCAAGCGCGCCAAGACCGCGCGCGCGAGTTGGGCTGTATCCACTGCTGGATGGAAGACCTGATCGAGTTCAACGACGAGGGTGACGCGTACTCGCCGGCGGGCCACTTCCAGATCCACCACCAGACGGAAAACGGATTCACCCAGAGCCAGGACGACTCGGTGTGTTCCTGCTCGTGGCACCACCAAGGCATCTGCCAGCCAGGCATGACGAGCCGCGATATGTTCAATGCCTATGGCCCGAGCTTGGCCAAGGGCTCAGTGCCGTTCTTCGATCGCTACGGTCGCAACGCCGAGCAGCTCGAATTTCAGAACGCGCTGATCGCTGGTGCTGACCAGATCGTGAGAGCCGCGTGAATGGACGCGCTTACTACAACGAACACGATCCCTACTGCGCCGCTTGGCTGCGAAACCTCATCGCCGACGGACACATTGCCGACGGACACATTGCCGACGGACACATTGCCGACGGACACATTGCCGACGGACACATTGCCGACGGTGACGTTGACGAACGTTCCATCGAGGATGTTTCTCCTGATGACGTGCGCGGCTATACGCAATGCCATTTCTTCGCAGGCATTGGCGTCTGGTCTTACGCCCTTCGCGCTGCCGGATGGGACGACAGTAGACCCGTGTGGACTGGCTCATGCCCTTGCCAGCCTTTCAGCGCGGCAGGTAAAGGCGTTGGGTTTGCTGACGAGCGGCACCTTTGGCCCGCGTGGTTCCACCTCATCAGCCAGTGCCGCCCTCGCGTCGTCTTTGGCGAGCAGGTTGCGAGTCGTGATGGCCTTGGTTGGCTCGACCTTGTTCAAGCTGACCTGGAAGGAGCGAGTTACGCCAGCGCAGCGGTCGATCTTTGCGCTGCGGGCGTCGGCGCGCCGCACATCCGGCAACGATTGTTCTTCGTGGCTCACGCCGATGGCGAACGATTGCGGCAAGCCTCGGCCGATGCGGCTGAAAGGCGGCCACCGTCGCGATGTGAACCAACTCGGAAATTATCGCGGCGACTTGAAGGACCAAGTTCCGCTTCTGACGCATTGGCCGACTTGCACGAAAACGGATGCAGTGCGCGCGCCGGGGCGAAATTTCACTACCAAGAATATCACGCTCAACCATGCGGCGAGTTGGGCGACTCCGATGGCATCGGAGAGAGAACAAAGGCCGAAGGCCTACAAGCGAGGAAACCCCAATCTAGCGGCGCAAGCGTCCTGGGCGACGCCGGCCGCGCGGGATTGGCGCAGCGAGTCGGCGACGGACGAATTCAATGCGGAGCGTTGGACCCATACGCGCGGAAAACCGTTATCAGCGCAGGCGACTCTTTCTGGTCCGACGCCGAATGGATCTACTGCCGCGATGGAAAATACCGGCCAGTTGAACCCGGCACATTCCCGCTGGCTCATGGGGCTACCGCGCGCGTGGGACGACTGCGCGCCTACGGCAACGCGATCAACGCGGAAGCCGCGGCAGAATTCATCTGCGCCTACCTCGGACGTGATGGCATAGCGACATGACAGAACACATGCTGCTACGACGCATCGTCGAATTCCTCCCTCGATTCGCTTACCGCTTCGGCGACGAGAAGCAACTGCACGAAGGCATAGCAACGGTGCTGCAGCAGCACGGCGTCGGCTTCCAGCGCGAATATGTCGCGAGCAAGGAGGATCGGTTCGACTTCCTGTGTGACGGCGGAATCGTCATCGAAGCAAAAATCCACGGCTCGCTCAGCCCCGCACTACGCCAGGCTGCGCGTTACGCGAAGCACGACATGGTCTGTGCCATCGTAATCGCCACCAGCAGGCACTGGGGTGGGGCGCGCAAGCTGCGCGCTGGCGCGACGATGAACGGCAAGCCGGTAAAGATGGTGCAACTGCGGGGGCAATCGTTTTGAACCCGACTTACGGCACCGTGAAGTACTCCCCGCGGGAGTGGTGGATTCAGTGCGAGCCGTTCGTCAGCACGCGGCTCAAGCGCGTTTTCCCGCGCGCGCCGCAGCAGGCAGCCGAGTGGATTCGGATATCGGCGACGCCGGAGAACACGCGCGAACTGGAATGGTTTCTGCAGCGTTATCCGATGCAGGTCGACCAGCCGGACAAGCTCCGCGACCTCGCCATGCAGCACGTCCAGCAGGAGCAGCGCCTAGCTGACCTGCTCGCAGGCCACATTCCACCACCCAAGATTGAACTCGCGATTCCGGCACGTGAATACCAGATCGCCGCGGCGCAAATGCTTGATGTGCGCGATGGGTACCTGCTCGCCGATGACCTCGGCCTCGGCAAGACAGTGAGCGCGATCGCCGCGATGGTGCGGCAGAGCATCTACCCAGCGCTCGTGGTGTGTCCGGCGCACCTGCCCCGGCAGTGGAAGAATATGCTCGCGCAGTTCGCGCCCGCGCTCCGCACGCATGTTCTACGCAAAGGCTCTGTCTATCCGCTGATTCCGAACCGCGCGTCACGGCAAGGCGACCTCCTGCCGGACAGCATGCCGGACATCATCATCACGAGCTACCACAAGCTGCGCGGCTGGGCGGAAACACTCGCCGGCGTTGTCCAGTTCGTCGTGTTCGACGAATGCCAGGCCCTGCGCAGTGATGGAACGCAGATCAATCATGCCGCGAGGTTGGTCGCACGGAAGGCAAAGAAGCGGATCGGTCTCAGTGCAACTCCGATCTATAACTACGGCAACGAGTTCTATCACGTCGTCGACGTACTGTCCGACGGAGCACTTGGCCAGTACAGCGAGTTCATTCGCGAGTGGTGCACTGGTCTGCAGAATGGCCATGCACGCATCAACGCAACCGGTGAGTTCGGCGCGTACCTTCGGCGTGAGGGCATCATGCTCCGCCGCACCCGTGCCGATGTCCAGCGCGAGTTGCCCGAATGCACGAAGGTCTTGCACGAAATTGATGCCGACGAACAGGCGCTCGACGCTCTCAAGGGCGATGCGGTTGCGCTCGCGCGCATCATCATGGGCAGCGCGGAGAGCTATCGCGGCCAGAAAATGAACGCCGCGGCCGAGTTTGACGCGATGATGCGGCAGGCCACCGGCATCGCCAAGGCGCCGTACGTGCAACAGTTCGTCGAGCTCCTGCTCGACAGCGGCGAACCGATCGTTCTGTTCGGCTGGCACCGCGCCGTCTACGAAATGTGGGTGGAGGCCTTCGCCAAACACAACCCCGTGCTGTACACCGGCAGCGAGTCACCGAACCAGAAGCAGCAGGCGATTGAAAAGTTCACCAGTGGTCAGTCGAAGCTGTTGATCATGTCGCTGCGCTCCGGCGCCGGCGTCGACGGCCTGCAGGGCTATTGCAGCACGGTCGTATTCGGCGAATTGGACTGGTCGCCAGGCGTGCATGAGCAGTGCATCGGTCGTGTCCATCGCGACGGGCAGGACAAGCCGTGCACCGCGTATTTTCTCGTCGCTGAGTCAGGCTCCGACCCGATCATCGCGGAAGTGCTTGGCGTGAAGCGCGAGCAGCGCGAAGGCGTCATCAACCCGACCGGGGCGCTCGTCGAGCGTATCGACACTGGCGAGGCTGGCATTCGACGGCTCGCGCGCGAGTTCCTTGAGCGCCGGAATGAGAAGGTGGCCGCGCCAGAGACCATTACTGCCATCAGAAATGTTGGGGCTCGAACAGACCTAGAGCACGACGGAGCGCTCACGTGACGCAAGGAGCATTTGCCGCCTGCGATACGTCAGGCTTCACCAACGAAACGTGGCTGACGCCGCCGTCGGTTCTTCGCGCCCTGGGTGATTTTGACCTTGATCCTTGCGCGGCTCCGACGCCACGCCCGTGGCCTACGGCGGCTCGCCACATCGAACTACCAGAGGACGGCTTGACGGCGGCTTGGGGGGGGGCGCGTCTGGTGCAATCCGCCGTACGGTGCCCAAGCAGCGCGCTGGCTGGACAAGCTGGCAATGCACGGCAACGGAGTCGCGCTCGTGTTCGCCAGGACTGAAACCGCGATGTTCCACGAGCATGTCTGGGGGCGCGCCGATGCGATTTTGTTCTTGCGTGGTCGGCTCGCCTTCTGCAATCGAGACGGTAAGCCCGGCGGCAGTGCCGCAGCACCAAGCTGCCTAATTGCCTACGGCGAGAGCAACGCGCAGGTGCTGCGTGATTGCCGCCTCGATGGGGCTTTCGTTCCACTGACGAAAACGGAACCGCGGCGAACAGCATCCCTCTTTGCTGAGGTAGTGACCGCATGAACGACTTGATCGAACGCATCGGCAATGACCTGTTCACCACCTCGCTAGTGGTCGCCGACGGTACGGGCAACGATCACGCATCCGTCCTGAGGCTGATCCGCAACCACATCGACAAATTCCAACGCTTCGGAAGGGTTGGATTTGAAATCCGACCCTTTAAAACCGCTGGCGGCACGCAGTCGCGCGAGATCGCGCTGCTGAACGAGCACCAGGCGACGCTACTGATCACCTTCATGCGCAACAACGAGATCGTCACCGAGTTCAAGGTGGCGCTGGTGGATGCGTTCTTCCGCATGGCGCAGGCCTTGAAGCGGCCACCGATCGATCTGCATGACCCTGAGCAGTTGCTGGCGCTGCTCGGCGACTACGCGCGCGATAAGCAGCAGTTGCAGCGGCAGGTAGCCGAGCTCGAGCCGAAGGCGCTATTCCACGACGAGGTGACGGCCGCGGTGAACGACCAGCCGATCGGCTCGATCGCCAAGGTGCTCGGCACCGGCGAAATCCGCCTTTTCCGCTGGCTACGTGACAGCCGCATGCTGATGAGCAACAACCTGCCGTACCAGCAGTACGTCGACGCGGGCTATTTCCACGTCGTCGAGCGGATCTGGCGCGACACCAACGGCGAGCCTCGCGTGACGCCACAGACGATGGTGACCGGCAAGGGGGTGGTGTACCTACAAAAGCGCTGGACGCAGAAGGAGGCTGTAGCGGCATGAGCGAACCAACCCACTTCTGCGCCGGCGGCTGCGGTGGCCAATTCCCGGAATCCAAGATGGTCGACGAGATGGGTAGACGCGGCAAGCGCTGGTACTGCTCGCGGTGCTGGCAGAAGCGAAACCCACTCGTGTTGAATCGCCGGAGGCACTGGAAGTGAGCACGACGGTCATGGCCGCCTGCTGGCCCCTGCAGATGCCCCCCACCCCAAAAGCGGTGCTGATATCGCTGGCTGACAACGCGAACGACCACGGCGTTTGCTGGCCTTCGATATCGACGATTTGCGCGCGCACGTGCTTCGGCAAGACGGCGGTGATCGAGGCGATTCAATGGCTGGAAACAGCCGGCTTTTTGGTTGCCGACCGAGAGAACGGACGGCACACGAAGTATCAGATCATCCCCGCCGGCCGAGACCTTTTCAGCCCCCCAGTTGCTGCCAAACCGGTACGTGTCGCGAACCGGTCCGCCAAACGAACCGGTACGGCAACCGGTCCCGACCCGTCCGCCTCGCGGAAAAAACCGGTTCGCCAGGCGGACACTAACCGTAAAGAACCATCAGGAACCGTCACGGGTGCGCGCGGTACGCGCTTGCCCAAGGACTGGCAGCCGAATGAATCAGCAAAGCTGTGGTTCGCCGAAGAGTACCCACGCTGTGAGCTCAAGGGCGTGGTCGACGAGTTCCGGGATTACTGGGTCGCGCAACCCGGCGGCAAGGGAGTCAGGGCTGATTGGGACGCAACGTTCCGCAATTCGGTGCGCAAGTTCCCACCGAAGCCTCGAGCGGGGCCAGCACCAGCGAAAGCAGGACCGTCACCCATGTCGGGCCCCGCGCGCCGCATGACCGATGACGAACGCAACAAGACCCTCGCCAAACACATGCCTGAGATCGCAAAGCAACTGGGAATCACGAGCGTATGACCAAGTCAGAGGCAATCGCGCGGTGCATGGAATACGAGCTCGAGCGTGACGCGCTGCTGGCGCGCATCGCCGAGCTAGAGGGCGAACAGCTGCTGAGGCTGGCGCGCATTTCTGAGTTGGAAATCGGCTGCGTTGAGCCGCCGCGGGAGATCGTGCAATGAGCGGCTTCGACCAGATGATGGTATGCGCGATGCAGCGCAAGGGACACCCCATGACGGCTGGCGAAGCGCTGGACGAAGCGACTGGCTTGGCCATGAGCGCCGGTTGGCCGAAACGTTCCTGGGCAGGCCTGAGCACGCAGAAAGCATTCCAGAAGCTCAAGAAGCTTCAGGACGAAGGCTTCGTCGAGCGCAAGGGCACGAAGCGCGAGGACGGATGCGATCGCCCGCTGTGGGTGCCCGTCGCGGCGTACAACGTAAACGCGACGTTGCCAGAATGGTCGGACGAACCCAACACCAAGGAGCCGCACAAGCTGGAAGGTCGGAGCCAAGCCCAGGTCTTCGCGTTCATCAACAGCACCGAGGATCTGCTCGATGTGTTTGCCCGCCAACGTCGCGAGCAAGAGGAACTGCTGGCAAGGCAGCACGACGAACTGAAGAAAGTGTTCTCAAACATCAAACGCGAACTCGCCCTGTATGGCTTCAAGGAGGGCGAGCTTTGAGCAACGGGTTGCGCTATGCGTCGGTCCACCAGATGCCAGAACACATGCGGCAGAAGGCGCAGGACGCCTACAACAGAGTGATTTCTCGCCAGTGCCCAGAATTCTCGCCATCCAGACCACTCAAACGACAGCGTGGCGACGAAGAGCACCACGAGCAGGTCGACTTCATCAGCCGCATCAAGCAGCTCGCTGAGGCCGATCCACGCTACGCGCTGGCCGTGCGCCGTACGTTTGCCATTCCGAATGGCGGGAAGCGTTCCAAGCGCGAGGCTGGGCGCTTGAAGGCCGAGGGCGTGAAGGCCGGCGTCTCAGATATCGAGTGCAGCCTACCAACCAGACGCTACGTCGGCCTGTTCATCGAAATGAAATCGCTCACCGGATCCGCGAGCGACGAGCAGAGGAAATGGATCAACGAATCACGTGACCTTGGCTACTGCGCTGAGGTGTGCCGCGGCGCTGTTGCAGCGTTCCGTGTTTGGAAAGACTACGTCGACGCTGGCTTCTAGGAGTGGAAAATGGAGACGATCGTGACTAAAGACGTTGTTGGACACAAGACGTTGCGCGACGAGAACGGGAAGCTCTATCACGAGCCACTCTACCGCGACGAGGCTGAGATTCTTTTGCAGAAATGCAAAGAGGCTGACGCCAAGCGTGCTGCGCTCATGCCTGATGAGGAATCAGCGATCCAGATGTTTTTCGACGCATGGCAACGATTGAAAGAACTTGGATGGCGTGAAGCCTGCTACTGCCCGAAAGATGGCAGCAGTTTCGAGGTGATCGAAGCAGGAAGCACTGGCATTCATCCGTGCTATTACTCCGGAGAATGGCCGACTGGAACGTACTGGGTCGGTGACGATCTAGACATCTCGCCTTCGCACCCTGTCTTGTTCCGCGTACCGAACGCAGCGAAGGATGGTGCGAAGTGAGCGCCGAGATTTCCGCCTGCGGCCAATATCGCTACGTGCTCACGAGGCCAGCGCGACAAGTGCGGCCAATGGCAAGCGCTGCCGTGTTCTGCATGCTCAACCCGAGCATAGCGGATGCCGTAAAAGATGATCCAACGATTCGTCGCCTCCGCGGCTTCTCCGAAGCGTGGGACTGCAATGGCTTCGTCGTGGTCAATCTCTACGCATTGCGCGCAACTGATCCGAAAGCACTGCGAGCGCATGCCGATCCGGTGGGGCCGTTCAATGATGACTGGCTCTATTGGGTCGCGCGTGAGCATCGCGAAATCGTCTGCGCGTGGGGCAAGAACGCGAGACCAGACCGCGAGCGTGCCGCAATCGATATCTTCCGCCGCGCAGGCGCGAAGCTATGGTGCCTCGAACTGACCAAAGATGGCACACCGAAACATCCATTGTATTTGCGCGGCGATCTGCGGCCTGTGCTTTACGCCCCCGTCAGTTCGAACTCAGCGGCAGAACGGAAGGAGGGCGAGTCGTGGACAATGTAGTGGATTTGCACAAAGCGCCAGAATGGCTGATCGGTCCTTTCGAGGAATATCGCGTTTTGGTTGAGGGCAGGCAAATACCGAAGCTGACTGGTCTGCGGTGTACAGATGGCACGGTGCATCTAAGCGTTGACCACAGGTTCTGCGGAATTTTCTCGACCGAGAACGATGCCCAGCAGGCCGCCTATCTGATTGCCAATGCACTTGCCATCGGTAGCGGGTATCCATGCCTTTCAGCGGCTAACAAAGACCAACCGTTCGCACCAATTGCACAAGAAGTTTCATTGGAGCTACCAAATGTCTGACCTTCACGCGCGCACGGTTGAGGCGCTTCGCGACATGATCGCGGCAACGAAGCATTGGGCTCCGAATCAGACTCGCAGGAATGCTATCGCCATCCTCGCCGAGCTCGACGCTACTGCACAGGCCGGGCGGCAGGAGGCGGTGGCGTGGCGAATTAGAGAATGCAACGGGCGGCATGTCAGCGATAGCTCGACCCAGCCTGCTGGCGGGGAGGATGCGCGCGATGCGGATAGTGTGAGAGCTGCGCCTGAGCATCCAACCAATGCAGTACGCCGTGCATTACTTCGGTTCGCTGAAACGACCGAAGACGAAGGCGCAACCGATCTGTCGAGCGATGTTCTCACTGGTCTTGTTGCGTTTGGCTACCTGACGCGCCGCCGGGCAGGCAGACATGGCTATTTCTATGAAATAACGCCAGCGGGTGATGCGATCGTCACCGGGCAAGCTGCCGCAGCCATGAAGGAGACGAAATGACCTATCTACTTGCAACCATCTATCCATGGGCCTGCTTCGTAGGCAGCTTCGTAGCGATAGGCGCCATCCCCCTTTACCTGGCAACGGGAGTCCAATGGATTACTGAGCCAGTGACGAGGGCGAGATGAGACGCGAACTAGACCCTCACACCAAGGACCGCCGCGAGCCGTTGGAGATCCTGGCGATGCTTGCCGGCCGTACCAACTTCCCGCGGATCCGCGGTGAGGCTTTGCGCGCGCAGCAGCCGATCACGCCTTTGGACGTGGCGCATGCCTTGGCCCAAGCTAGCGATACCCTTGGATCATCCATGGGTGTCGCGATCGCATGCGAGCGCGAGCAAGAGTGGGGAAGGGTGCACGAACTGAGTTACGTGCCGCTGCTCGGCGAATTGCAGCAGCAGCGAGCGTTCCCCGACATCGTGCAAAGCGCAAAGCGCTTCCGCGTCCGCATTGTTTTGTACGACGCCTTCCGCGACCTGATCTGGCCGGCGCGGCGTGAACCCATCCGAGTGGCAGCCAAGGAGGCTGGCATCGACAAGAACGCGTACGGGTTTCTGCACCATCATGTGACATCGTTCCTGCACGCGCGCGCGAACACCGCCGCGCGCGACGCGTGCGAATACCTGTTTTCTATGATCGAGCGTGCGCGCCGGCCGGATCCACAAGTGCGTCAGAAGGAGGTGGAACAACCGTGCTCAGCATCCACGGCAGCTGATGCTTTCGACGAGGTTGTTTTGAGTTTGTTGGCGGACATCGTGCGAGCGCCGCGTCCGGGCCTGCTCCGTCTTCCCCAGAACCGTGCGCCATCTTTGTCGGAACCTATTGACTCCATCCTCGACAAAGCGTAATTTCCACACCCGACCTAATAGGCGATGCGCGATTCATCGCTGCCACACTTCTACAAAAATGGCCCGCAAATGCGGGCCATTTGCGTTTCTGGCAACCGAAAGGTTGAGGGTTCGACTCCTTCACCTTCCGCCATCTACTACCCCGCCTCGAGCGGGGTTTTTCGTTTCTGCGGCTTAGATCAGCGGTCAGATCGCCGGGCCCATAACCAGGATGTCGTTGGTTCAAATCCAACAGCCGCAACCATCCAACAACCTGCCATTCGCGGGGCGATTTACTCTGGAGAGCTGACATGAGCACGTGGCAAGTATTCAAGCAGTGGGTCGATCTTATGTGGCACCACGCCACCAACGGCACATTGCCGCCGGTTCCGACCGAGGCGTCTGGCCCGGTCTCGGTTCCACCGGCAGCCACTCCCGTCGCGCCGCCGGCCGTGGTGGCAGCTCCGACGCCGGTTGCGCCGCCCCTTTCCACCGTCACGGAATGGGTGAACGGCATGTCACAGCCGGATTCGCTCGGCTTCGTGAAGCTGCAGTTGATCGAACAGCAGCGCGCTTACGACCCGCGGTGGTCGAAAGTAGCCGAGTGGTACTCGATCAAGGACATCCTGACAACCTTTACGCTCACCGATGAGCAGCGGTTGAACGTCGAGGCGAACATGGTCGAGTGCGCGGTTACTGCAAACGGTCCACTCGCCGGCGATCATCCGTTTGACGGCCGCGCGCTGACTCAGGCCTTTCTCGCATCGGCGCCGACGCGCCCGGGCGCGACCTATTCGCGTGGTCCGCAGCTTTTTAACACGATGTCGTTTGCCTCCGGTTTCGTGGACAAACCCGATCCGACGGTCGCTGATCTCCCGGCCTTCATTGCCGCTTGCAACGCGAGCGGTGTGTATCCAGTGATCAACCACGGCGGCGTCGGCGCCGTCGCTTGACGCAAGATCATCCTCGGTAAGCAGGTGAGTGCCGAGGTGAGCGGATTTCCGCGATCCGCCTGTTCTCGTGGTTCGTTGACTGCTATGCCCTGGGCCACAAGCGCAGGCCATATTTCCCATGAGCGCGTGGCGCTCGAGTTTGGAGCCCACGATGAGATCTGTACGCGATGAGCCTTGACGAAAAGACGGCATCAGGGAATGTCTTTGAACAACACCTGCGAACCGGACTGCTGATGATCTGCGTCGCCGTGCTCGTTTGGGTCGGCGCAAGCACAGAGGCCAACAACATGAGCTTGGCTCGGCTCGATGAGCGTTCCTCGCAGGCCAAGAACAGCGTGGATGAACTCAAGAAGACCATCGGCGAAGAGATGTACAAGCGCTCCGACGCCAAGCGCGATGTCGACGCGACAAACCTGCAGATCAGCGAACTACGCACGCGAGTGACAGCGCTTGAGTACGCGGTCAACGCCCGATCAAGGCAGCCGCAAGGCGCTCTATCGGACTGGAATCGAAAGCAATGACGCTGCTGCACCTATTCGTGCTTGGCGTCCTAATCGCGTGCCGGCGGCGCGTGCGGAGTAACGGGAAATGATGAACATCAGCGCAGACGGCATCGACGCACTCAAGCGTCGCGAAGCGCCCAATGGCACACCCGTTTTGGTGTGCTTTGCGGACACGCAAGCGAACGGCCTGCCAACTGGTGGCTGGGGAACGACGGGTCACGGCATCGAAGTCGGCAAAGAGTATCAGCTGGCACAGTGGGACGCCTGGTTCCGCGAGGGCGTTCAGTGGGCAGTCGATGCGGTCAACGCCGCCGTCAAGGTGACGTTGTCGCAGAACCAGTTCGACGCACTGGTGAGCATGGTCTACAACTGCGGTGTCGGTAAAGCTGGCGAAGCTGACGGCATCATCGTTCTGAGGTCTGGCAAGCCATCGACGCTACTGCGGCTTGTCAACGCTGGGAATCATTCTGCAGTGCCCACCGAAATGCTCAAGTGGGTGCACGATGCGGCCTATCCTCCCGGCGGCCCCGGTGATCCGGGTTTGATCAATCGCCGAAACAGCGAAGGTGGCCAGTACGTCAAAGGCCAGTACGTCGCCGGTTCTGGAAAAGGTATCCGAGTCGCACAGTCGCCAACGTGGTGGCAGCAGACGCAGACAAAGATCGGAGCAGCTGGCACCGCAATCGCCACGAGCGGCATCGCTGGATCCGCAGTCACCGCGGCCGGCCAGCAAGTACGCGATGCTGCTGCCGGCCTTCCGTGGCATAGCGTCGCCCTGCTGATCACTGTCGCCGGCGTCGCAATGATCGTCGGTGGCGCGATGCTCGACATGGTCAGGAGTAAACACTAGCCATGTTCCTTCTCGACAAGTTGAAGTCGGCCGCACTTTGGTTAGGCGGCTTTCTGCTCGCGGTCGGCGCAGCACTCCTGTTCGGTTTCCGCAAAGGCGAGAAGACCGCAGACAACGCGAACGCTGCGGCGGCCGCGAAAGCGACCAACGAAGCGATCACAAAAACCAACGAGGCAAGCCAGCGCGTCAATGCGCTGCCGCCCAACGAGGTCAGACAGGAGTTGCAGGACAAATGGTCACGCGACTGATTGTGCTCGCGCTCGTCAGCGCGGTAATCGCTGGGTGTGAAAAAGAGACACGCCCGGTTTCCGATTTCTGCCTGCTGTCCAAACCCATTCTGGTTTCGCGCGCGGACGTTTTCACGCCCGAAACGGCGAAGGCGATCCTCGACTACAACGAGCGCGGCGCCGCGCTATGCGGCTGGAAGGGCGGCAAGCCCAGCAAGCCCAGCAAGGCGCACTGACATGTTCTTTTTCAAACGCCGCACATGGAGGAATGATCTCCTTGATGCGGTCGTGAACCTGACCATCCACATCACCCAAGCAGAGACCCGTATCATGGCTGAGTTCAATCAAGTCCTCGCAATCCTCAACACCGTCGTCGGCCACCAAGCGGCCCAGACGGCTTCCCTGCAGCAGTTGCAGACCGATAACCAAACCGCCATCGCTCTCATCCAGCAGATGCGCAGTCAGGGCGGTGCAACGCCGGAGCAGCTCGACCAACTTCTGGCACTCGGCACCAGCATCGACGGCAACGTCACGAGCGCGACTGCGACGCAGACGAGCATCGACACGGCTCTGGCTGGCGCGGTGTCACCGCCCGCGCCGACACCGGCCCCGACAGACGCTGGTTCGCCCGCTGCGCCGCCGGCCGACAACCCGCCTGCGGACCCGCCGACAACCTGATCGATAGGGGCATAACAAATGCTCGTTCGTGGGAACCACACCATCCAGGCATACGCGCTGGTGCCTCATGGTGAAACCGCGATCAACCTGAACCTTCTCTTCGAAAGCCTGCCTCTGGTATCGCGGGCGGCCGAGGAATACCAGCACTACCACAGCGCGAAACCAAGCATCATCGAGGTTGAAGTATCGGCCTCGGTGATTCGTGTTCTCCAATCGGGAGCGAAACGTGGCTGACACCAAGAAAACCGGATCGTTCCGCGGCAAGTCGAACGCGCTGGGCCACGGCGGTCGCGCCGAGCAATTGAAGGCACAGGGTGTCCCAGGCGCGGTGATTGGTGAGATCGCGCGCTCGAAAGGTGCCGCGCCTGGCGGTCCGAATTTCCATGGCGGCGATCCGAAAGCATTGGCGGCTGGTCGCCAAGCCGCGGCGAAGATAAAGAACCCGCGAATGTGAAAAAAACGGCACCGCCGGACCCAACAAAACCCAACGTCAAGGCGAAAGGGACGGCAAAGAAGAAAAGTCCGCGAGTGGATGTTTTTATTGCTCGATACCTCGTTCACATGAACGGTAGACGGGCAGCGGTAGAAGCAGGGTACAGCGAGCACACGGCACGTGACATCGCGTGTGAGCTTCTCGCCAAGCCCGAGGTAGCAGAGCAGGTGCAACGCGCGATCGACGCTCGCATCAAACGCACCGAAATCACGCAGGATAAGGTGCTCGAACGGTTTTGGGATCTGGCCACCGCCGACCCGAACGATTTGATCGAGATGCGCCGCGTGTGCTGCCGGTACTGCCATGGCAAAGGCCACAAGTACCAGCGCACACCATTGGAGTTGCGGGAGGCGCTAGCGCAGTTCCAACGAGATAAGCTCGAGTTCGAAGCCACCGGCAGGAACTTCACTGTGGCGTTCGACGCTCAAGGTGGGGTTGGGTACAACCCGCACCGGGATCCGCATCCCGACTGTCCAGAGTGTTTCGGGCAGGGCGTAGCCGAACCATTCGTCAAAGACTCCCGCGACCTTTCTCCGCAGGCGAAACGCCTATACGCCGGCGTAGAAAAAACGAAAGATGGGACCCTGAAGATCAAGATGCGCGACCAGGACAGCGCATTGCTCAACGTGGCCAAGCACCTAGGCATGTTCCCGTCGAAGGTGGTGCACGGTAACGACCCGGAAAACCCCTTGCCGCCGGTAACCTTGTTCAAGCTCGCTGACCTCGAATGACCGAAGTAACAATTCGCATACCTCAGAAACTCCATTGGGTGTTTCAGGGGCGGGCGGACGTGCGCGGCGCCTATGGTGGTCGCGGCTCAGCCAAGACGCGCAGTTTCGCCAAGATGGCGGCTTTCCAAGGGTTGCGCTTCGGGCAGGCCGGCGTCAGCGGGCAGATTCTGTGCGCGCGCCAGTACATGAACTCGCTGGACGATTCCTCGCTCGAGGAAATCAAACGCGCCATCGAGGAAGAGCCGATCCTCGCCGCGTACTATGAGGTCGGCGAGAAGTACGTCAAAAGCCGCGACGGTCGCATCAGCTTCACGTTCGCCGGTCTCGATCGCAACATCAACAGCGTCAAATCCAAGGGCCGAATCCTGATCTGCTGGGTCGACGAGGCCGAGCCGGTCACAGATGAAGCATGGACGATTCTCGTCCCAACGCTGCGCGAGGAAGACGAAGGATGGAACGCCGAGCTTTGGGTTACTTGGAACCCAAAGCGCAAGAATGCGGCTGTCGAACAGTACCGCAACAGTGCCGACCCGCTGGTCAAGGTGGTCGAGCTCAACTGGCGCGACAACCCACGCTTCCCGTTGAAGCTCGAGCGCGAGCGACAGAGAGACCTGGAACAGCGTCCAGACGAGTATCAGCACATCTGGGAAGGTGCGTACGTCGCGATTGTCAAAGGGGCCTACTTCGCCAAGCAGCTAGCGCTGGCGAAGGCAGAGGGTCGCATCTGCCGCGTTATTCCGGCAGAGCTTCTCACGCTTCGGGTGCACATCGACATTGGCGGCACCGGCCAGAACGCAGACCACTTCGTCATGTGGGTCGACCAGTGGGTAAACCGCGAGATCCGGCTCATCGATTTTTACGAGGCGCAGGGCCAGACGGCATCGACGCACATCGGGTGGTTGCGGGATCACGGCTACAAACCCGGGAACACCACCATCGTCCTACCTCACGATGGACGCACGAACGACAAGGTGCACGCCGTCAGCTACGAGAGTGCATTTCAGACCGCCGAATACGCAACCGTCGTGATACCGAACATGGGGCGCGGCGCAGCGACGATGCGCATCGACGCAGCTCGGCGGCTTTTCGGCGTGATGTGGTTCGACGAGAAGAAAACAGAGCCTGGACGCGATGCACTTGGCTGGTACCACGAGAAGAAAGACCCGAACCGGAACATCGGACTGGGACCGAACCACGACTGGGCAAGCCACGCGGCTGACGCGTTCGGGTTGATCGCCGTGGATTACGAACTGAACCCGCCATCACTTGTGCAGCCGCTTGCGGACGTCGAGCCGGAGTGGAAGCGAAAGATGCGCGCCCGTTCTGGCGGTAATCGCCACCCTATGACGGCTTGAAAACATGGCAGCAGGCGGCGACACCAACAAGAATCGCGACACCGCGCGCGACGTGTTCTGGCGCTACTGGACTGTGTGGAACCGTGGCTTTGAGCCGTGGCGTCGCCACGTCACCAGGCTTGAGGAGTACTACCTCGGTGGTGGCCGGCACTGGTTGCCAGAGCACCGGGAAAAAATGGAACGAGACGGCCGGCCCTGCCACGAGGTGAACATCGTCAAGCGCGCGGTCAACACTGCGGCAGCGTACCAGATGCAGAACCGCGTCGACGTGAGCTTCGCGCCGCGCGGTGGACAATCTGACGAGTACATGGCCAAGGTGCTTGGCAAGGTTTCGAAGTGGGTCGACGACAACGCCGGCTATCGCTACGCCGAGACCGACATGTTTCTCGACGGTCTGATCCAGCAGCGCGGCTACATCGACATGCGCATGGATTACAACGACTCGCTGCTCGGCGAGATCAAGATGGAGGTTCTGGATCCGACGGACTGCATCCCGGATCCGGACGCGCGCTCCTACGACCCGGACCACTGGGGTGACTGGAGGACGCGCAGATTCCTGACCGCCCGCGAGATCGAAGGGCTGTATGGCAAGGCGGCAGCCGACGCTGTGGTAAACGGCAGCCATGCATACGCAGACCTCAGTTTCTTCGCAGACGAGGCGGACTACCGCAAGGGATTCGGCGGCATGCCGCCGAGTTACGCGCGCGGCTACGGTTGGTATGAGGACCGGCCGGAGTACCGCCGCTACTGCATCATCGACAGCCAGACGAACGAGTACGCCACGGCCCTCACAGCAATCTGGCCAACGGGTGAAATGCGTGTCGTCGAAGGGTCGAGCCGGGAACAGCTGGCATGGTTGATCGACCATGGCGTCCAGATCGTCAAGCGGCGCATGCGCCGCGTGCGGTGGCAGGTTGCTGCTCCGGAAGTGACCATCGTCGACAAGTGGTCGCCGTACCGGCACATCACCGCCGTGGGGTACTTCCCGTATTTCCGCCGCGGACAGACTGTCGGGATGATCGACGACATGGTCAGCCCGCAGGACATGCTGAACAAGTTCGTCAGTCAATACGCCGTGGTCGTGAACGCCTCAGCGAACGGTGGTTGGCAGGGCGAAGCCAATGCGCTGGCAAACATGACCGACGATCAGTTTGCCGATGCGATGACGCAGAGCTCGCTGCTCCTCTTACGCAAACAAGGCAAGCCAAAGTTTGAGAAGATCCAGGCGAACGCCGTACCTACCGGTCTCGACAAGATGATCGAGTTCGCGCACGTGCACGGTAACGACGTCAGTGGCGTCGACGAGAACCTCGTGTCGCCGCGCCCAGCCGCCAACGTCAGCGGCGTGGCATGGCAGCAGCTGCAGTACGCGAGCCAGCAGAAGCTCGCCGTTGCGCTCGACAACCTCGAGCGTACACGCAGACTACTGCATACCCGCAAGCTGGAGATGATTCAGGGATTCATGGGGCAGGAGCGTCTGATACGTGTTGCGGAGACGGACGAGTACGGCATCACAAACAGTGTTCCCCTGGCGTTGAATCAGTTCGCTGACGATGGAAGCGTGCTCAACGATCTGACGATCGGCGAGTACGACGTCGTGATCAACGAGCGTCCGATGCAGGTGACGTTCGATAACTCGGAATACGAGCAACTCGTCGAGATGAAGAAAGACGTCGGCATCCCGATTCCGGATCCGATGATCGTGAAGGCATCGAACGTCCAGGACAAGACGGCTCTCGCTGATGCACTGAAACAACAGGCGCAGGCACCGAAGGAAGTCGACCCAGTCGACCAGTCTGTCATCGCGCTCAACCAAGCCAAGGCCGTGCAAACCAACGCGCTTGCGGTGGCCACGAACATTCAAGCGCAGTACGAGGCGATCCAGACGGCGACAGCAATCGTCGTGACGCCACAGTCCGCCGCTCTGGCAGATTCGTTGCTGAAGTCTGGCGGTTACGTCGACCACGACGCGCCACCCATCATCCCGACATTGCCGGGCCCTACCGAACCACCGGCCGGCGCAGTACCACCGATGCCGCACAACACGCATCCGTTACACCCGCCCAATGCCGACGTCGGCATTGGCGTTGGTATGACGGATAGCCCGACCAACCCACCAAAGGTGTGAGATGAGCCACCCATCGCAAATGAGTGAAGAGGACCGCAAGGCGTTGATTGATTCGGACCCTGCGGCGTTCGACGTCGAGACCAAAGAGAAGAAGGACGAAGACAAAGTTGCGCAGCCAGCGGCTGATCCTGATGCAGATCCGGAAGGCAAAGAGCCGACCGCTGATGGCGTCGAAGGTGGTGATACAGCCGGCGGTGACGACAAGCAGGATGATCCCGACAAGACGGCAGCCGAGGCGAACGACAAGGAAGGCAAAGGCGAGCGCGTCGACCAGCAGGTGCCGCGTTCGCAGTTGAATGGTGTCGTCCGGGAGCGCAACGAGTACAAGGAACTATCACGTCGCCAAGCCGCCGAGCTGGAGCAGTTGCGCCAGCGCATGGGCGAGCACAAGGCGCCGCGCGACTTCGAAGGCGAGTTCAACAAGATTCTTGCCGACTACGATGCCGGGCAGATCGACGACCGTGAAAAGGACGTTGCGCTTCGCAAGCTCAACCAGGAGGAAGCGCGCTTCATCTCGCAGCAAGAATCACTGAAGAGCCAGCACGAAACCAAGACCGAAGACGCCAATTTGACGTGGAAGGCGGACATGACCGCCTTTGCGGATCGTAATCCGGGCTTTCTCTCGAACGACGAAAACGTCGAGACCTTTCAGCGCGCCCTGGCCGCAGTCGTCGCTTATCGTGGGGGCAATATCAGCAACGATCAATTGATCAGCGAAGCCGCAGAAATGGCGTTCCGTGATACCGGCTACACGCCACCGACGTCGGCCAATGGCGCTGGCAAGCAGAACGCAGCGGCACAGAAACGCATCGAGGACCGGCGCCGGGAAAACGCTCAGGCCACCGCGGCTGCGGCCGACACGCCGCCTCGCAATGCGGGCGGCACCGGAACCCGCGCCGCGGCCGCGCCGGCCGCGGATCTCTCCACGATGAAGGCTGGCAATTTCAGCAAGCAGTTCACACGCGCCCAGCAGGAAGAAATGCTCGGCGGCTCCGGCTCGCTCTGACGAGCCGCCAAGACCGCGCAACGCGGCTCGCTCGCCGAGTACGGCGCTTCGCAGCGTTCACCTGCGTCACCTGTGAACTCGTAGAGGCAAAACCTCGCTCTCGGCTACGCCAAAGCCGTGCTTCGCCTGACCCGCGAACAGGTCGCTACCCATCCAAAAACCGACCTATTCCGGAGCATTGCCATGACCCAGGCAACAACCAACCTGTACGCCTCACAGCCGTACAACAAAGATGCGTGGGGCCACAAGGCCTACGACGAGTTCATCGAAAACTTCTTCTTCACCGCCATGCTCGGCGAAGGTGAAGAGGCGATCATCGAGCACATCACCGAGCTCACCAAGAACGCCAAGGGCGAGTCCGGCGCGTGGCTGCACCTGATTCCCGACATCCACGGCGGCGGCATCGTCGGCGACAACCAGGCTGTCGGCCGCGAGCGTTCGCTCGAGGCAAGCTGGTACCGCTGCCAGTACGACCAGTTGCGCAACGGCATGGTGACCAAAGGTCGCCTGGCAGAGCAGAAGTCGGTCGTCCAGGAGCGTAAGCACTTCCGAAAGAAGATGGCGCGCTGGTATGCCGAGTCGTTGGAAGATCAGGCCATCCTGACCGCCAGCGGCATCACCTACGACCAGAACGTCGACGGCAGCCCGCGCGTCACTCCGGCGAATCAGGACGTCTGGACCGACCTGTCGTACGCAGCGACGGTGCGGCCACCTTCGGCGAACCGTCACTACCGATGGACGACCGCAAACGGGCTGGATGTCGGCGACACGACGCTGGTCGCCGCCGGTGACTATCCGACATACGGCATCCTGCCTGACCTCGAAGCGCTCGCGGCCCAGTCGCGCCTTACCCCGCTGCGCATCGGCAAGGAAGAGTACTTCGTGTGGCTGATCCACAAGAAGTCTATGGCTCGCCTGTGGAAGGACGAGGATTTCCGCCGCGCCGTGGTCGACGGCTCGGTGCGCGGTCCGAACAACCCGGTGTTCGCGAACAGCAAGGTGACGATGAACAACATCATCATCAAGCCGTACCAGCGTGTGTACAGCACCTACGGCGCCGCGTCGGGCACGTCGAAGTGGGGCAGTGGCCACGCCATCGACGGCACCCGTTCGCTCCTCCTGGGTGCGCAGTCGCTCGCGTTCGTCGATCTCGGTGCGATCAATTGGGAAGAGGAACTCTTCGACGCCAAGAACCGGTGGGGTCTCTACGTGGACAAGATGACGGGCTGGGAAAAGCCGGAATTCAAATCCTCGTACACCAACACCGTCGAGGATCTGATGATCTGCCTCGACATGGCGCTCTGAGCATCTGAGCCCGCAAACGTCAGCGCACAGCAATGTGCGCTGACTTCACTCTTCAAACACGAGGTACTCACCATGGCACGCAATGCTTTCGAGCGGCAGGAAATCGCGTCGATCTTCGTCGACCTGACCCCGGCCGATATCGCGGGCGGTGGCTTCACGGCGAACATGCCGCAGGCCTGCCGCATAATCGCCGTCGCCGGCGAAGTGGAAACGGCGTTCAACACGGGTGGCACCACCCCGGCTTGCACGTTCACTCTCACCGACGGCACCACCAACTTCATCAATGCGCAGTCCGTTCTCGCCGCGGGAACGCTGACGGCCGCGGCGACGAAGAAATACCTGCCGGTCGGCGGCACGCTGACCGGCACGTTCTCGCAGTCGGCCGCGAGCGGCATGGTCCCGGCAACCGCCGGACTGCTGACCGTCCGCATCGACTACGTGCAGCTCGGCCGTCAGGTGTTCAACCAGGGTTGATCCCAATGTAGCTTGGTTTTGTCGCGTCACCTCCAAGAAGCCGGCGGCTTCCGCCGGCTTCTTTTTCAAGGATTCCCATGAGATTTCGCAACCCCGAAGTCGGATCGCCACCGATCCGCGTCCCGCTGCTGTCCGGCCACGTTGCGCTGATCGGCAACGAGTGGCGCGAGCTACCCGAGATTTTCCACGTCGAGGCTGTGCGCCGCGGCGCTGAGCGCGAAGATCGCGCTGACATTCCCTATCCGCAAGCAGTGCAGGTCCAGGCTGGCCCCGACGCAATGTCGCAGACGGTAGGAGAAGATGCCCACTACCGCCAAGCGATCACGGCGATGCTGATTCGCTCTGTCGACGGTGACTTCACTGGGGATGGCTTACCAAACACAAACGTCGTTTCCAAGCTCTGTGGCTTCAGGGCCGTCAAGGAAGATGTGCTTCGCGTGTTCCGCGCGATGAAGGCAGAGGCCGGGGTCGGGAGTGAGCAGGCGTGAACCTTGCCCAGTTGATCGCCGACGCGCGCCTGCGCACTGACGATCTATTTCAGCCGTATCTGACGACCGACCCGCAATTTATTGCCCTCGCCAATGCCGCTGAAATAGAAGCGTGCATCCGCGCGAGCCTGCTGCCAGATAGCTCGTCGGATTTCACCACCTTCAATCTGGTGGCAGGACAGTGCGACTACCCGCTCGACGCACGCATCTGGCGACTGGACGAACACGTCGTTTGGCAACCCCAAGGCCAAACGCGGTGGTACCGCTTGCACCCAAGCGGTGTCGATCTTCTTGACGAAGAATGCTGGCCGAACGATGGGACGCCGCGCGAATGGGCGCAGATTGGACGAGTACTTCGGATCTGGCCAACGCCCACCACGGCAACTGCAGGTGCGCCAGTAAAGTTCCGCTGCTATCGGACACCACTGGAGCCAATGACGGATCCTAGCGATCCCGCCGACGGCCCGGAAATTTCCATCGACAACCATGACGGCCTGCCGTTGTGGATGGTGTATCGCACGCTCAACCGCCCGGATCTCGACTTGGACTCCCAGCAGAAAGCAGCCGAGGCTCTGCAACAGTTCACCGCGCGTTTCGGCGAGCGACCTGACGCCGATACGGTACGCAGACACAATGAACGGCGCCGGGTCACCGGCCGCTACGGAGGCTTCTGACCATGTACACGACCTACACCATCATCGTTTGCGACACCATGGGTGAATTGATCACCGCAGTGAATGCGGCGCTGGCAACAAGTCAGCCGCTCGGCCGGCCGTTCATCAACCGGCAATTGCAGTGGTGCCAGGCGATGGTGTCGTAACAGGCACTGGCCAACAAACATGCCATACATCATCGAACTCGAGGTCGGCTCTGCCGTGCGCATAGGCGACGCCCTGGTGCGCGTGCTGGAGAAATCCAACCGCCGCACGCGGCTCGCGATCACCGCGCCTGGGGTGAAAATCCAATCTGTTACGGCAGAGCAAGAGCTTGCCGCATTGACCGAGGTGCATGAGCGCCGCTCAACGGAGCAGCAGCCTCATGGCAAACACCCTATACGACAAAGGCCGGCAGCGATTTCTTGAAGGTTCGTTCAACTGGCTGACCGATACGATCAAGTGCATCTTGGTCGATACCAGCGCATACACCGCAAACTTCTCGACGCACGAGTTCCTCTCGGACATCTCGTCATCTGCTCGCGTCGGCACAACGTCTGGCGTCGTGCTCACCTCAAAGACGACCACAGGCGGTGCTGCCGACGCCGCGGACATTACGTTCAGCTCCGTGACTGGCCCAAGTATCGAAGCGCTGGTGCTTTTCAAGGACACTGGCACCGAGTCGACCAGTCCTCTGATTGCGTACATCGACACCGCCACCGGTCTACCGATCACGCCGAACGGTGGCGACATCATCGTGACCTGGGATAACGGCACGAACCGCATCTTCAAACTCTGATTCTCAATCGAGGCACCGCTGTGAAGAATCAGTTCGCGCGAGGTATGCGCTATGTCAAATGGTGACAAGCCGCCGCCGATCGTCGTCGCGCCGAACGGCATAAACGCGCATCGGTCGATGTCTGCGCCACCGCTGCCCGAGAACATCGCGCGGCACCCACCATTTCAGATGTTCATCGCCGAGCGCGAGGTGGCAGCGGCGGGTGTTCCCGCGGATCAGTTCGCATTCGAGCGTCTGCGCGCGCATGGGCCGGCACTGCTCGCAGAGTACGAAACCTGGTTCGGACAGAAGGGGCTATGGCCCCACGAAACCCCATACGGAGCATCCCGATGAGTTGTGGTTGTGGTGGAAAGAAGAACTTGCCGACGTCGGTGACGCTCCGACTCGAGGCGGCACGGTTGACGCTCGCCGCCGGCGGTGGAAACTTTGCGGCGCGAGCAGCAGAGGTGTACACGTTCGTCACCGACGGTATCGACGTCGAAGAGCTCGACGAGTCCGAGAAGCTTCCAATCGCCATTGGCGACTCGGCTGAGGCAATTACGAGCCGCAACGCGCTGCTCAACGGCTCGTTGTCGCATATGCATGGGCTGCCTCGGAAAGCCGTCGCCAAGGCCATGTTCGAAAAGGTGATGACGCTCGGCGCGCTGGCGCAGTGGAACTACGAGGCCAGCGCACGCGCGATTGGCGCCGACAGTGCGCGCGCGCTTGATACAGGTTTGCGTCAGTACGGATTGGCGCTCGGCAGCGATCAAGGGTCGCTTCGTGAGTGGGTTCTGCAAGGGCCGAGATAGCCATGCCCGGCACAAGTCTCTTCCCCTCTCGAGTTGACAGTTTTCCGAACATCGCTGCGACGACGCTGGAAAACGATGCTGGGTTTGAGCATGACATCGTCCATAACAATGAGGCGGCGGCGATCTCGGCAGTCCAGTCCTACCTACGTGACATCGTGGCGCCTATGGTGTTCTTGGCGCAATCGAAGATCGCGGGCAACGCGCTCGCCATCGCCGCCGCGCAGGACGACATCACTGGAGCACAGTTGCGCCTCGACGCGCGGTTAGATGCACTCGCATCGCGCGTGGCCATTCTGCAGGCAGCGCCATCAACGGGTGGCGGAAGCGCATTCGACCCGACACAACTTCTTAGCCTCGAATCACAGATTTTCGTATTGCAATCGCAAGTGACTCTGTTGCGCCAATCAGCACAGGACGCGGCACAAGTGCACTTTGTTTCGGTATCTTTTGGAGACTAAAAATGGCTATTGCGCGCGCTCTACTGTCTGGTTCTACAAATGGCCGTGCAATCAAGATCGCTGCAACTGCGACGCCAGGCACCACCATCCACACAGCAGTCACCGGTACAGCGAGTTACGACGAGGTGTATTGCTGGGTCACCAACACGTCGGGTTCGGCTGTCGGACTGACGGTTGAATTCGGCGGTACCACAAGCCCGGACGATCACCTCGTTGACACATATTCGATTCCAGCAAACTCGCTGCCTATTCCGATCATCACTGGGCAAAATTTGCAGAACAGCCTCGTGGTGAAAATGTTTGCCGCCACAGCTAACGTGCTCGTGGTGACTGGATACGTTAACCGGATTAGCTAATGCGCCACCTCCCATTCGGTGTTGGCATCAATGCGGGAGGCCTGTTTCATCGCACTGATGTACTGACCGCTGCCGCTTCCGCTGCTAGCGTGTCCATACCGGCCGTTCCGTACAAAGGTGCGTTGTCGTTGATCAAGGGCGGTGGGGGCATCCTCACGTTGAGCAACGGCGGCAGCAGTCTCATCATGCCAGCCAACAGTCTGCTCATTCCAGGAGTGGATTTCTCGTTGTCTGGACTCACGGCAACTTTCACGAGCCCACTACACAAAGGCGACAATTTGTATGTCGATTTGTGGTCCCAATACCCGTTGGATTCCGCCTCTGTTCTGAATCAAGTGCTGTACTCGTTCGACCCTGCCAATAAAGGGCCGAGTATTGCTCTCTCCGCAAACAACACGATAGCAACGCTGTCTACCGGCGGCTGGAACTCCACTTACTTCAAAACCGTATTCACGGGCGGCAGCGCACAGAAGCGCATCTTCGAGCTGCAGTTCAAGAGTTGGACAGATACAAGCGCGACGATGTGGGGAGCGACGCTGGGCGCCTCGCCAGTTTTGACCGGCCATGTAGGCAACAACAGCACCAACTTTTACGTTCAAGAGGCATATTACGCAACCGGGCATAGCGTGGATTTCACCTTCGCCAATACCAGTGGCGCCGGTGCGATTTCCGTGAATGGATATGTACAAGTCGCCGTCGACTTCGCTGCCTGTAAGATATGGTTTTCCACCCCGGCCGGATCGGGATGGGTCGGCGGCGGTAGCCCCGATGCCGGCACATCGCCATCCATCACGTTCTCTACTACGTCCCAAGTGAAGTTCGGCGTGTCGCTTTACCAAGCAGGTGCCGTTGCCGTGTTCAACGGACAAGGGTCCTTCAGTCAGAATCCAGGGAACGTCACATCGTTCACGCCTTGGGACATCTGACATGTCGATGTACCGCAAGAATCTAACGTACCGAAACTCAGGGCAGTATCGTCTCAAGGGCATCGCGCCGTTTGGCTTGGATTCAAGCGCTTTTGGCACGGCCGCGCTGTCGCGAACCGTCATACCGGCAGGGACGTTCGTACAAGCCTTTGGCCAGGCATCGGTATACAACCTACGGCAGGTCGTCTTTCCGGCCGGATTCGCGGCCGGTACTGTATTCGGTACTACCTACATAGGAAATTTCATCCAACGGCTGCGTAATGTCGGCGCTCTTGATGCCGGCACTTTTGGCACGGCATTGTTTGCGGCTGGTATTCGTTACATCGACGAAGCCGGTCGAGGGCCGCTTACCGCAAGCTACGGCACCGCACGTGTCGAGTTCTTGGTGCGTCAGATATATCCGAACTGGTTTGTTGCAGGAGGCGTGGGATCACCGGCGGTCGACCGCCACCACCAGGTTTTCCCAGGAGGGTGGGACTCGTCTGCATTCGGTCAATCCGAAGTGCATGTGCCGCGGCAGTATGTCGACCTCGCTGGGCTTGCCATTCCTGCCCCTGGGTTCGGCACTCCTCGCGTTAGCAATTGGGTCCAGCATGCGGCGCCGGCTGGCTTCCTGCCCGCGCCGACACTGCCAGAACAATTCGGCACCGGCTACGTCTATAACCTCAAGCAGATCGTCTATCAGCTGCACGAGGTGACGCCCGATGATGAAGGCGTGTTTGGCGATCCGATCTACATGACGGTACTGAACCGCAACAGGCAAATCATCACGCATGGCGCGGACTGGGCACCGCAGACGAGATTCGGTATCGCGAACGCGTTCAACAACGCCGTACCGATCACGACGCCACCATTCCAGGACATGAGTTTAGTGGGTGACACGCTTGTCGCCTACCGAATCCGGACAGTAACGACAGAGGGAACCGACACAAGCCAGTGGGGCAGCCCGCTCAATAACATCGTCTACAACGCGGCGCGTGTCCTGGCGCCGCCCAGCATCGCCAGCGGTTCGCTTGGCACGCCTGGCCGGGTGTGGAGCAACCTACAGACGGTCAAGCCGGCGCAGTTCAACTCTGCTCTGCTCGCTGATCCTATGGTGGCGTTCCGCATTCGCACCATCGCAGCGTACTCACTGCCCGATCCGCCTCCATTCGGCGATGCGCACGCGCAGTTGTGGGTGCGCTACCTGCAACCGTCCGGGATCGCTACCGGCGGCCGCGGAGTACCGTTTGTTGAGCAGCATTTCAACATGGTCAATGCTTGGGGCATCCGGCCACCGACCAACCAATTTGGCGATGCGTTCGTGTGGAACCGCACGCCGGAGGTAGCGGTGTACGGTTACTCTATGACCGAGTGGGGCGATGCAGATTTTTTCAACAAACTGAACTATTACGCCTTTCAGGGATTTGGGGGCGATACGTTCGGACATGAAGCAGTGGTGTCATATCGCACGAAGGTCATCGCACCGAGCAGCAGAACGCAGACGACCATCTCGACACTGCTCGAAGTACGCAACGTCCTCTCAGATCCGCCGGCAACGCGCACTCTTGGCATTATAAGTTTTGCGGCTAGCGTGATGGGGCAGCCGGCGGTGCGGACAAATGTGCTGTACGAGCAAGGCGCAGACAGCGCGCGATACGGCACGCCGAAAGTAGTGTCGAACGGAATCCTGCCAATTAGTATCACCCCGCCGATCGGCGGCAATGGAACGCAGTTCGGCACACCTACTCTCCCGACAGCTCAGTACCTACAGCCGTTGTGGCCGCCTGCACCGCCGCAAGAGGTGGCACAATTCGGCACTCCAGTGATGTGGCCGCACTACATTTGGGCGCCAGCGGGCTATCCATATCCTGGCAACAGCGCAAACGACGTGCGCAATCAGATTATGGACAGCGGTACGTTCGGTGGCGATCCCGCGCGACCAGTGTTCGGAAACCTAGTCATCTCACAAAAGAATCGCACCATCTACCCGAAGTGGGCGGTGTTCGATGATCGTGAAGTGGCCCAGTTTGGTGGTGCGCGCGCAAGCACCAATCCACAGTATGTGCGCCAGACGGGAATGCGGTTCCAGAAGTTCGGTTTTCCGGAACTGAATGGGGGAGGCAGTACCGCAGCGGTCGGATTCGATGCGAGCGCTATTGGCCTACTCATTGTCTCGCGACCGCCTTATACCGGACCGCAAACGGTGGGACCAATCGGATTCTCTGGAACGTTCGGTGCGGCATTCATCTCGAATTGGATACGCAACCTCACGCCACTCGGGTTCGTCGCATTCCGGACAAGCACGCCCAACGGCGGCCCGACGGACGACGTCCAAAATCAATGGACATGGGTCAGCCTAGAGTACGACCCATTCCAGATGATCGGTTTCGATAGCAGCGCATTCGGCATGACATGGGTTAGCTTCCGTGTTCGCTCGATCAGCACGATCGGCGCGGATACGTCGATTGTGGCGGACTACATGCCCGGGTCTTTCGCGGGCCGCATGCGCGTTTCGAAGAGCACCTACGTGGCGCCAACCGGCATTGTGCCGCCGGGATATGGGCAAGCGTGGTTGAGCCAGGGTACGCGACTCGTGCGCCCCTACGCGAACCCGGTCGGGCGCCCCGGTCAGCCGCAGATGAGCAACATCAACGTCGTGGCGGCCAGTGGCTGGGACAGCGAAACGTTAGGCGACGTGCAGCGCTGGGAAGCTGGCAAGATCAAAGCGTACGGAGACGATCTCGCCAACTTGGGTCGCGCCATCATCAACCGCGCACTGCATGCGCAAGGATTCGATGGCGAGTTCGGCCAACCGTCGGTGTCGCACAGCTTCGCGACGGAAGGGTTCGATACGGCCGGTTACGGGGTGCCGACCGCGATCGCTCGCTGGTGCGGGAACAAGGCAATGGCGGTTCAAGATTTCGATGCGAGCGTGTTCGGCACAGCAGAGGTGGCGCATGGTTAAAACATACCCGCTGGGCCCGTGGCCGCTTGGCATAGACAACGTTAGTCGCGAAACCGCGCTCAAGGCCGACAAGAAAGGTCGCTTCATTGCGTTGCGCGATGCGGTCAACGTCAACATCGACCGCGATGGCCGCGCGGCGCGGCGCGGCGGCCGCGCGCTGGTGGCTGCGCTGCCTGGCTGCAACAGCTACTGGTCCAGCCGGCTGGGTGAGTTCGCGAGCGCGGGTACGACGCTGTATCGGGTGACCGCCGCGGGTACGTTCGACGCCATCGGCACACTGAACAGTGCAGATCGGTGCGCGTACGCGCTGCTAAATGATACGGTGATTGCGACCAACCGCACCACGATCTTGCGCATCCGCGGGGATGAGGTGCAGCCGCTCGGGATCTCCGATGCGTCCGCGCCGACGGTACAGGCCGTTCCCACAGGCGGACTCAACGCGGGACTTTACGGCGTCGCAGTATCGTTCCTGCGCGACGGCGTCGAGGGCGGATTGTCCGCGCTTCGAATGGTGCAAGTGCCGCAGTGTGGCGGCATTCAGCTATCGCAGATGCCGACCGCGGACGACGCCGATACGGTGCGCGTCTACGCGACCGAGCCCGGAGGCGAATTGCTGGAACGCGTTGGCGACACGGGAATGGGCATGCCCTCATTCCTGATCGGCGCCGGCACGCGCGGCAAGGATGCACCGACCCAATGGTTGCGCCGCATGCCGAGCGGGCAGTACGCAACGAACTGGCGCGGCCGTCTGCTGGTCGCACGCAACAACGTGATGTACGCGTCGCGGCCGATGGCATACCACCTGCACTCGCCGCGGCACGGCTTCGTGCAGTTCGCCAGTCGCATACGCATGATCGCTGGCGTCGACTCCGGCGTGTATGTCGGCACGGATGATGGCGTGGTGTTTCTACGGGGCGCCAAGCCGTCCGAATGGGTGCAGGAGTCGACCGGAGGCCTGCCGCCGATTCCAGGGCAGGCCATCGAGATCATCGGCGGAGACCTCGATCCACAGCGCCAGCAGGCAGGCAACAACCTCGTCGCGTGGCTGGCGCCGAACGGTTTTGTTCTGGGCACTAACGACGGTGACCTGATCGAACCGCAGGCTGATCGCCTGCGGCTTCCGCAACGCGCGCGCGCATCGCTGGTGATGCTAAACCGCCGGCTGACTGCCGCCGTCCAGTAGTTTTCTTTCCGCGCCGAGCAAGAGCTCGCGCGATTTCCATTCGGTGCATGAGCGCCTCCCGTCTACGGAGACGCTCTCATGTCGTCGAAGCTCGAGCAATTCATCCACGTTTCCAGCCGCCGCCTGCAGCAGTGGATGCGGCGTTGGGAATCCCAGATCGCCAGCGCGCTACTGCATGATCAATACCAGATCACCCCGGAAGGCGTAATCCTGTTCGAAGACAAGCGCCTCGTTGGGCGTTTTTTCCATCGTTATCCAAATCTCGAAAAGGATTTCACCTGCGACAAAAACCTGATCGTCGACCAGGGCATCATGAAGCTGCTCGGCATCGGCTTCTATACCGACGCCAAAATCAACACCTGGTATCTGACGATGTTCAGCGGCTCAACCACACCGGCGAACACGTTGACGGCCGCCAACTTCGCCGCGACGCAGGCCGAGATCACCTCGACGACGGAAGGATTCAGCAACGCGACTCGACCTGCTGCCGTGTTCGCGGCCCCCGCGGCCAACGTCGCCGCGATCCCGCTCGGCAGCTACGCCACGTTCAATTGCGTATGCACGACCTCGATCACGGCGACCGGCGCCGCAGTGATCTCGGACAATACCCGTGGCGGCACGGGCGGAACGCTGTGGTCCGCAGCACCTTTCGATAGCGGCCCGCGCCCGATCTATAACGCCGAGCCGTTCCAGTTGGGCTACCAGACCAGCCTGACCGACTGATCCATGTCGGGTTTGAGATTTGGCCCGGCGCGCGTCACCTTCTCCGGCGACGAGGAGGTGGCGAAAGGATTTCTGAGCCAAGCGCTGCACCTGCTACGCACGACCGAAGAACGCGCGCGTGCCGGTGGTCTCGCTGTGCTGAGCGCAGCGCGCCGACTGGACGACGACAGCTACTGCTACGTAGTCATCGCCGGCGGCATCAGTGCTGTACATATCGTCGCTGGGCAAGTGTCGGTGTCTGAAGAGGATGAAATAACACCGGTCGCTGTGCCGGACATGGTTTCGGGGGTTTCGCGCAACGGATTCATCATCGACGTCCCAGCGACGAACGACAGCCCCACATACCAGACGCTGCGCTCGTTTCATCCGACTCAACGCTGTGCCGAGGCGTTCCTGATCCCGCAAGATTGGCAAGATATGGACCGTCTTGCGATCGAGCCGTGGCCGGAGTTCGACATCCTGAGCAATCAGGACCAAGACTCGTCGATCGTATTCTCGCAGTACACAAAGCTCAAGCCGACTATGTACAGCGGAATGATGCGTCAGTGTGTGCAGGCGCTGATGGGGTTCGGAAAGCAACGTCAAAGAGGGCGGCAGCAAATCAGTCTGTACGAAAACGCTCCCAAACCGCCCAAGGTTGCATCGGCCGGCTCGGCGCAGTATGGCGCTGACGTGGTCAGCCGCGGACTTCAAATTCGCTACGACTGGCGGTGGTTTCGAACACATGGGATTGCGCGCGGTGCGGATGGCACGCTGTGGCTAGTCGAGATCGGTAACACGCGCGGCATCGTTGCGATGCCGTTGCCGCTCAACCCGTACACGGTCGATCCGAAATTTCGCGACTACATCGTCAATCGCACTTTGCCAGACAAGCGAAAGAACGAGCACAGCGACGACGACGACGTGCTCGCTATACTCGACACGTTCGGAGGCTTTCCGACAGGAGAAGGATTTCCGACTGGCGATGCGTTGGCTGCATGGATTCGAGCGGGTCGAATAGCGCAGCTGCTGAACCAGGATGATCTTGCTCCATTTTACCAATGCACCGCTTACTCAAGCGCTCTTGGGTGGGCATTCAATCTGAGAGGAGATGAGGCGCACAACACGGCTTACTACATCGACGCCGAAGGCATCTGGAAGGGCGTGCACTACGCCGTATCGCTCCATTTTGGCGCCACGGTGGTAGTAAACCAGAACCCGAGTGCTGCAGCCTTGAAAGCGATCTTCGAGAAGCTTCGGAGCAGATATAAGGACGTGACGGATGCCGTCATATGGAAGCTTGATCGACTTACAGAGGAGGAGCTGGCATCGGTGACGACGCACTTGTCGCAAAGTGCGGCCGCCGCATTCGAGTTTGCTGATTCGCTAGAGCTCACCCCCATCGCTACAGCTTCCGCCACATGCACGAAGGAGAGCGAGGGCTATCTCTACATGGACAAGGCGGCGGGTGCTGGACCGATCATCCGATTTCCGCAACCCGAGTTGGGGTTGCTATCGTCGATGCGTATGGCGCCTGAACTTGAATGGCAGCGGCGCATCGGCGCGGCGAAACGATGCGATACGGTCATGCACGTTTTTTTTGCTGGGAACGAACTTAAATGGGTGAAGTTCTTCCGCGATCCGAGGGTGGTGCCAGCGACCTATTACGATGACTTTGAGGCCTGCATGTTCATCGGGAGTTGGTCGAGCCACGAAGATGGCGGCGGCTACTTGGAACTGAACGGCAACGGCAACCCACCCTCCTTTTACACGAACGATTTCGATGATCGTGTGGAGTGTCCGACAAGCTCGACGGACACAGTCATCACAAGCAAAAGCGCTGGGTACTACCAAGTCGCTGTATCCGACGACATCACCGCACCAGAATATGGTGATGCGATCCGACAAAAGCGATTCTTGAAAAAGATCGAGACAACTTCCGTGCAATCGCCACACGTTGGTGCCTCGATCGCCGTGCCGTTCGATGACCGTGAAGCCTACTATTACTCGGTCGCCAGGTCCGATGCGGGACGTAGCCATTCTGTGTCGTACAGCTATCTAACGCTCACTGACCCATGGCACTGCCCGACGTGGCGCAATTTTCCTGGCTACACCGGGCACTGGATAGACCTCGGCCACGGCAACTATCAACTGGTGTCGGCCGCGCAGCATCCGGATGGTTGCGGCCCTGTTGTCGCCCGTACTGCGATGTCTCCAAGTCCGGTTTATTCCCCGGATACGTGCTTGGATTATGCAGACTCCGGACCGTGGTGCTCGATCTGCGAGAACATGGACGCAGCTTCCTATCACATTCCTGAACCGCCGCTTCCACCGGCCGTGTACGAGAACTTTCCAGCCTCAGCCAAGTACTCCGTGTGGTTGGTATGCAGTTCCGCCCTGACGCCACTGCAGACCGTCGTAGAGCAGCCCAACTGGCCGCACTGGGGCTTGCATACGCCAGATGTCCACGACGGATTCTCTGAAGATCAGTACATCGGCTTGACCTACAACGTGCTCGGGTTGGCCGACTCTATGGTCTACAGCACAACCATCAATAGCGTCACCTCGCAGCTCGGTATCCCCAACTGGCCAGGCATCACGACGCAACCGACCTACATTGGAGTGATCGACTAATGAGCCAGTGCCTCCTGATCGAAGCCGCCGGCCATCTAGGCGAGGCGTACAAGCCGGTCCGCGCCGCCATCATCCGCGACACCGGCCGCGTTTCAGATACGTTCTTCACGGTGCGCCGTGCCAAGGTGTCGGAACATGGCACGGTCGCGGAGGCGCTGTCGTTCTTCCACGCGGCCGATATGTCGGAAACGCTGTGCGTTGCCGAGACGTACACGCTTGCCGCCCATCAGCGTGTGCTCGTGTCGGAAACGCTGCGCGCGGGTGATCGGTACGAGTCTGCCCAGCGAATGGCGATCGCCGAGGAACTGCATGTCAGCGAAGCGTGGCTTTCGCAGCAGATTGCGGTCCCCGTCGAGGTGCTGCATGTTGTCGAGGCCTACACGCCGGTGCGGCACCCGACGGCGAGCGTCAGTGAGACCGCGCGCGTCAGCGACAAGATCAAGTATGCGCGGCGCGGCACCTTCGCCGACATGCTGCATACGGGCGAGGCGTGGACGGCGATCAGCGTCGCGCGTCTGGCCGATAGCGGCGCGCTGACGGACAGGTTTACGCCTGTCGGCAGCCCGCGGTTGACCGTTTCCGAGTCGGCTCGCGCTCTGGGTTCCTTCACGCCGATCACGCTTGGCGTCGCCGTGGTGCGAGAGCGCGCATGGCTCGACGAGGCCTACCTGCCGCCGGCGCTTGATAACCAGGCCGATGTCTGGACGGCCAATACCGACTCGTTCGGCATGAGTCGCTACACGGGGTGGAAGTTGGATTCGATCGCGGTGCACAACGGCGTGTTGCACGGCGTCGATAGCGCGGGACTGTGGCGGCTCAATGCCGATGACGATGCCGGTACCCCGATCGACGGGAGCATCACGACCGGCCTGGACACGCTCGGCTCCGAGCAAGTGAAACACCCACGCATGCTGTACGGATGGGCGACGGTTGGCGTGCCGGCCGGCCTGCTAGCCACGATTCGCGACACGACGAATGGCGCGACATCACCGACGTACACCTATACCTTCGAGTCGCGCTTCGGCGATGACGTGGCGCCGCAGCGGTGCGCGCTCGGCCGTGGGCTCAAGACGCGGTACATCCAGTTCACCGTCGGCAACGTCGCCGGTGCCGATTTCATGCTCGACGCGCTCGCTGTGGCGGTCGATCCCGCCAGCAGGAGAGTGTGATGGCTGACACGCCGGACAACAGCAACAGCGCCTATCAAGCCGCGATCACCAACGTCAATGAAGTGACGCAGTTGATGATCGATCGATCGGCTGACTGGCTCGACAGAACACAGGCGACAATCGACGCATTGGGAAATTGGAAACCGCCTGATGAGGCGACAGCGCCCGATATCCGCCCGCAGCCCATCACCGCAAACCCGCTGCCCTCGTTTCCGCCGCCGGATCCGACACTGTTCGGCGATGTCGGCGACTTCACGGCACCCGACTATCAGGATCTCCGCGACCTGATCGACGGGATCGATGTGACCGACCCGGGGCCGTTCTCGCCGAAGACGGGGATTCAGTCACTGCCGACAGCGCCCCGCGTCGACTATTCCGGCCGGCCTACCGCGCCGGTGCTAACCATGCCGGACATGCCGGTCGCGCCGGACTCGCAACAGCCGGAGTTAGATGCGCTCGATCCGATCAACACACCGGCAACCCCGCAGATCACTGTTCCGGATTTCGACGTCGGGGAAATTCCCACGCTCGACACGACGCCCCCGCCGCTGCAACTGCAATGGTCGGAATCCCCATACAACCCGCTTGTGGTCGACCAACTGACGACGACGATCCGCGCCATGCTGGCCGGCGATTTCGCCATGCAGCCCGTCGTGCAAGCCGCGCTGTTTGCGGCCGCGCGCGATCGCGAAGCGCTCACAGCGCGCGCGGCCGTGGAGAACGCTTTCGAAGACTGGGCAGCCCGCAATTTCAGCATGCCGCCGGGCATGCTGGTCGAGCAGGTCGACACCGCGCGCGAGCAGAGCCAGTTGCGCGAGGCGACGCTCAGCCGAGACGTGTTCACCAAGGCTGCCGAATGGCAGATCGAGAACCTGCGGGCCGCGGTCGCGCAAGGCATCGCTCTGGAAACCATGTGGGGCCAGTTGTGGAACTGGACTGCGCAGCGGGTGTTCGATGCGGCGAAGACCGTCGTCGAAATCACCAAGGATATCTTCAACCTGCGCATCGCCGCATTCAACGCGGCGATCACGCGCGTGCAGGCGATTCGCGAGGTGTTCGAGGCCAAGCTGCGCGCCGAACTCGCCAAGCTCGACATCCTCAAGGCGGAAATTGAAGCCGAGCAGCTCAAGGGCACGCTCAACGAGCAGAAGGTGCGCATCTACACCGCGCGCCTTGGCGCGCTGGAAACGCTCGCTCGCCTGTTTTCCGCGAAGCTCGAGGGCGTGAAGGTTCAAGCCGATATTCAGCGGCTGGAAGTAGACAAGTTCAAATCGGAAAACGAGGCGTGGGCGGAAACGCAGAAGCTCGCATTCGAGGCTTACGACTCGAGCACACGTGGCATCGCCGTCAGCGGTCAGCTATACGAATCCGAATCGCGGGCCTATGCCGCCACTGTCCAGGCCGCGAGCGAGAAGAACAATGCCAAGGCGCGCGTGGCAGAGGCCAAGCTCAAGGCGATCGAGACCGGAACGCAGAAGTTTCTTGGACTGGTGCAGGGGCTCACAGCGCAGATCAACGCCAAGCGCGACTCGATCCAAGCGCGTGCTCAGTCCTACACCGCCGACACCGGGCGTTGGGGTGAACAACTTCGGTACGCCACCCAGGGCGAAGACCTACGCATCCGCGCGTTCGAATCGACCATGCGCAATACGATCGCTTATTTCCAGACGATCAGCACGCAGTTCGAGTCGCGCATGCAACGCCTCGTGACCGTGTCAGGAATGATCAAGGACGCGCTGACCAGCGCCGGCGGCATGACCGCTCAGATGGCGGCAGGCGCGATGAGCGCGATTCACGCGCAGTCGAGCGTCTCCGGCAGCGGCCAGTCGTCGACGTCGCAGAGTCACGACACCCGCGTGAATTACGACGTTTCGACGGATTCTCCACCGAATATCTGAAGGAAGACCGATGCCTCTCTACACCTCAGAGAAATACGAAGATCCGCGCGCACAGGCAGCCGCGCAGGACGCGGCCGCGACAAAGGCGCGTACCGGAAGTATCAATCCAACTTTCGATCCAGCAGCGCCGACGCCAGCGACCTACAGTCCCGATCCGACGAAGCCGACAGCGCTCAATCCGCTCGGCACGAACAGCAATCCGGCGGGGAATTATCTAACTGCCCCGAGCAACGTTCCGGACATCCCGCGACCGGTTGCGACGAATTCGGGTGCGCCACCGCAGCCAGCACCTTCGTTGCCTGTGAGTCGACCCATTGGCGCCGCCGTTGCCGCAAATTCAACGGCCCCGGTGGGCGCGGCCGCAACAACACCAAGCCCTGTCGTGGACCCAAGCACCCAAGACTTGGATAGCGCCGGTGTGTTGAAGCCGGTTGCAGCATCGGGTACGGCAACGGTCAATGGTGTGCCGGTCTCGTCCGATACGATCAACAGGCTGGCCAACACCAATGTCATTCCCTCGGCCTCGTTTCGCAACCCAGGAATCGGCACCATCGGGACGCCGGTGTCGTCAGAACAGGGCATTCAGGCGGCAGCGTCGAATATTCCGCGCCCGGTGAACGACGCGATTCAATCGGCTTACGACCAAGCGTTGAACGATCAGCAGACCGCCGCACGCAATGCGGAGGCGAACCGCAACGCGATTCTCAACCGGGACCCGCGCTCGACGATGGGCACGGCAGCGTCCAACGCGAGCGTGGACATGAAGGACGCGCTGCGCAGCACGCACGATCCGCGCGTGAAGCAGGCCATCTATAACTTCTACGGTGGCCAGATCGGCGACCTGGTGAAAGGGACGGGCGCAGACCTGCAGACCACCGCTGGCGCAGGAACGCAATTCCAGCGCGACGTCGGCGAGCAGCTGCGCGGGGAGGCGGCAGCGCGCGAGCGCGCGTTGGCCAATGAGATGTTTCGACCGCAAGGCCAATTGGTCGACACCGGGGACAGCACTCTGGGGCAGGTATTGCCGAACGGCATTCTGCGACCGGTGGTCGACGCGAATGGTCAGCTAGTTCGCCGCGCCGCCCCGAAGACGGACAACGAGGCGGTGAAACTGACGCAGGATCGACAGAACGCGATCGCCAAGATGGCCAACGACATCGAGGTGAAATCCCGCACGCCTGATGGCAAACCCACGTTGCCCTCCGGCGCTGCGCTCAAGCAGGCCTATGAGTACCACAACCTGCCGTTGCCGCAGAACATCTGGATGCAAGCGCAGCGTGTGGCCAATCCGGCGATGACCGATGACCAACTTGCGAAGCGCTACCAGGCCTACGCGGCCGGCTACGGACGCTAACCCATGACCGACTTTGTTGACGCTTTCGCGAAGCCGGATGCGGCTCCAGACGCATCGTCCACTCCAAGCGATGTGCCGAATATCCCGCGGCCAACGGCGCGTAGCGCTGAACCCGCCTTCATTGATGCGTTCGCTGACCCATCGACCATTCAGCGCCCGAAGCCGTCGTCGACGCTGGGTGACCTGTGGCAACAAGCAAAAGGCACGGCGACGAGCGCGACCGGCGAAATCCTGCGCGGCGCCGCCGATGTCGGCCAGCGCCTGAATGAAGCCATCCCGGTCGGTCGCACGATCGACGAAGCGATCGGTCTGACGCCGGAGAAGACGCGCGCGACCGGCGAAAGCCTCGAGAAGAAAGGCGAGGGCATCTCGGCCAACGTCTCGCCGGAGTTCGCCGCCGCCACGAACAAGGGTTTGCTCGACGAAGGCGGCCTGACGCCAACGAACATCGCGAGCAAGGCTGTGACGTCGGTCGCCAGCATGGCGCCGGCGATCGGCGCAGGCTTGATCAACCCAGCGATCGGCGTCGGCGCCTTCGGCCTGCAGGGCGAGGCCGGCGGCCGCAAAGCAGGCGAGCAGCAGGTTGCCAACCTGAGTGAGGAGCAAATCGCCGCAGTGCCGCGGTACCAGGAACTGATCAAGTCCGGCGTGACGCCGGCGGATGCGCGCGCGCAGCTGTCGCAAGAGGTGGCCGATCGACAGGCAGGCGTGCAGGGTGCGTTCGGCGCGGCGCTCGGCTTGGTGGGCAGAGTGCCGGGTGTGTCCACGCTCGGCGAGGGCATTGCCAACACGATAGCGCGCCCGACCGCGCGAGCGCTCGGCGACACTGCGGGCAAGTTCGTGGCGGATCGCGTCGGCGCCGGCGCGGCAGAGGGAGTTGGGTTCGCGGGACTCAACGCTGCAGGACAGGTGCTCGGCAACGTGACCAATCCGGTGCCGACCGATGCGACCGAGGGTGTCGCGGAAGCTGCGGCCTCTGGTCTTGCGCCCGGCTTCGTGCTCGGCGCCGCACACGGTATCCATCGGCCGGTTCCGACCACGCGTTTCCCTGATGCTGCGCCTGGCACAATGGCCGACGCAGCAAACGTCATTCCCGACCGACCTGCGGCAGGTCCGATCTCACGCGCCGCCGAGCAGGTGACGCCAGTGCATCAAGCCGAAGTCGGGGCCGCACGGGCGGATTTTGTGGGGGATGCACAAGGCGGCGTGCGCGATACTCGAGCTGGCGCCGAGGAGGTACCGCAAGCAGCGCCTCCGATTCCGCCGAACGTGCCGTGGATCGACCAGGCCACAGGCGAGCATCGCCAGCCGACTGAGAACGAGCTAAAGGATGAGTGGCATCGCATGTTCGATGCGTCGAGTCAGGCGGGAAAATCCACCGCGCCTGCGGCGTCGCGCATGCTTTCGGAAGAGTGGGGCGTCGACCCAGATCTCAATCGTCAGATGCGCACGGCGGCGATGGCGGAGCGTAAGGCAGGGTTCCGCCCGGGCGACGCGCGAACGGAACCGCCTACGGAAGAAGCCAGCCGAACAGGCGATTCAGGAAACGCTCAAGCCACAGCGGAAGCTGCGCCGGCGGAGGAGGGAGCGAAGCAATCCGCAGAGCCATTGCCTGAAATTCCTCGGGCGCAGGCAGGGAAGGAATCTCCAACTGAGGCATCGCCAAAATTGGAATCGTCGTCTGCACCTGATACGCGCGCTGCACAACCTGATCAGAATAAAGTCGAACACGAGCCGCCCACACCTGAAGATCAAACTCCACCGGATCAAAAAGGGGGGAATGGGGAATCGGGCTCATCGGCTGATGCTACTACCACGGACGTTTCCAAAGCAAAGCAGGCCAACGATGAGCGCGTTGCCGCGCTGAAGCCGCGCGTGGACGCCCTGACTGACGATCAGGCCCGGGCGGCGCTCGACGAGATCGGCGTGAAGCCGGAAGGAAAGCAATCTGCCCGGGAAGCATTGTTCGAACAGCATCCTGACGACATCGAGCAGGCGCTCAAGACTGTCGAGCCCAAGCTCGACACCCCCACCAAACCCACCGCCGGAGAATCCGATGGAACCGTTGCGCATGCAGAACGTGGCGTGGATGCGGGCGGGAACGGTGGCAAGGTGGCGACTGCTGCTGGTGCTGACGAAGGTACGGCTCGGACTCCTCAGGACCTGACCGACAAGGTTGCGCCTGGCGCTAGAGTAACGGTGGCCGAAGGCGACCACGCCGGCCGCAGCGGCACCGTGACGCGCGCTGGCGAGATGAGCGCACGCGTACAGTTCGACGACGGCACGGCCGCTGCCGTCAAGCCGCAGGCACTGCGGACGGCGGCGCCGAAGTTGTCCGAAGCAGAATCGCGCGAGGTTCAACGTCAGCGCATTGTCGCAGGCGATCGCATTGATCCCGCCGACGTGCACGCGCTGCTCGGTGACAAGCCGCTCGGCCGAAAAGAAGCGCTGCAGGCGCTGCGCGACCTGAAGAAAGATCAAACCGTACCGGCTGACGATCTCGCCTCGGTTCCGTCGAAGCGCGTTGGCAAGACGCAAAAGTTCGACCCGATGGACGTTGCGCGCGCCGCGCGCCTGGAACCCGAAAAGCCCACCGTCGACACCGCAGCCCGCGCGCGCGGCGCTGGAAAAGGATCGCAAGCACATCCAGACCGCGGATCTGAGCAAAGTGAAAGTCTGGTAAAAGAACCCCCCGAAACCACGCCAGTTGGCGTGGTTTCTGCTTCCGACGCCGCGTCTTCGAGCAAGCGCATCGCAGCGGCTGAAGCGGCTGGAGTGGCTCTGAGCGTTAAGGACAAAGCAGACATCACCGATGCGCTTGCACGCTCCGCCGACTTGCGCAAGCAAGCCAACAGAGCCGCCGGCAACCAAGATCCAATGAACAAGGGCAGCGCGTTCCCGTTGGGCGTCGGCTTCACGAAGATGACCAAGCGCAAAGCGCAAGCGATCGATGCCTCTGTGCGGCGCGCGGGTGATGCGGTCAAGTTGTACAAAAGAGCCGAGAGTGCGGAGAAGCATGCCGCCGCGCTGCTGGAAGGGAAGGGTACGGAGTCGACCAAGGAAAGGGCGGCCGCCAACCGCGCGAAATACCAAGCTGACATCGTGCGGAAAATCGTCGCCGGCGAACCGATCAAGTTTGGCGGCTTCGAAGTATCGCGAATCACGCGCACGAAGGATGGCTACCCGTCTGCGTTCATCGTGAAAGGCGAGGGGATGATTCCCGGCGTCAATGATCGTTTTGACCTCACGAAAGAGGTATTCGGCGGAGACAAGCAGGCATTGCGCGATGCCTATGATCGCGCGCAGCAAGAAACGAAAAACGCAACTGCGTTGGTGGATAGTGCCGCGCGCGAAAGCGCCGCACATCCCGAAAACAATCTGCCTGAGCCGTCGCCGGCGCAGCATGAGGCCAACAACTACAAGCAGGGGCACATCAACCTGCACGGCTTGGACGTGACGATCCAGGTCCCGAAGGGCGGCATGCGCCGCGGCACGGATCGTTTCGGCAAGGAATGGGAGCATCCCGCTTCGGACCACTACGGACACATCCGCGGCACAGACGGCGGCGACGGCGAACCGCACGACGTCTATCTTGGCCCGCACGCCGAGGATCCGAACGCCAAGGTGTTCGTGATCGACCAGATGAAGCCTGGCACGAAAGCCTTTGACGAGAAGAAGGCGATGATCGGGTACGCGCGCGGCCGCGATGCGCGGGTGGCGTACGAGGCGAATTTCCCCAATGGCCTGAAGACTTTCGGCGGCATGAAGGAAATGTCGCTCGACCAGTTCAAGGAATCTCTCAAGCCAAAGCCCAAGCCGGAGCCATTGCCGCCGGCGGTGAAAGGCGTGCGCGAGTCGAAAGCCACGCTGGCGCGTCGAGTGGAGGAAGCGGCTACGGCGCGGCGTTCGGAAACTGCTGGCCAGTTCGACACCGAACCATCCGGCGCCAATCAACTCAGCGAAGCTCATTTCCACCAGATCGACACAGCGGTCGGCGAAGCTACGAAAGACTGGGGCACGAACGCCCCGCGCGTACGGGTTCTGCGATCGGCGGATGAACTGCCCGCTTCAGCTATGCGCACGGAGCCGGCCCGCTACCAGTATGCCCGCGGCTATTACGACGGCAAGACGGCCTACATCGTTGCGCGAAACATCAAGGACATCGACCGCGCACTGCGCACTGTCGTGCACGAGGTCGTAGGCCACCACGGCATCGAGAAGATCATCGACCAGCACGTTAAGGGCGGCTGGGATCGCCTCGTTGCCGACGTGCAGCGCCTGCGCGACGACGAGACACTCGGCAGCAAGGCGATGCGCGACACGATCAACGAGGTCGAGCGCCGCTACCGCAACCCGGATCCGAAGACGTTCACCAGCGAATTGCTCGCGGTGATGGCCGAAAACGGCGTGAAGAACGGCATCCTCGACCGCGCGGTCGCCGCGTTGCGTGCGTGGGTACGGGAGATGTTCCCGAATCTGAAATTCAGCGAAGCCGACCTGCACGGGCTGCTGCGCAAGAGTGCGGATTTCATTCACACCGATGACGTCGCCGGCGACGCCCGGCGCGCCGCGGTGGGCGCGCTCGCATTCAATCGCGCCGACCCGACCGACTCCGCCGCGTTCAAAAAGTACTTTGAGGGCAGCGAGGTGGTGGACGCCGCCGGCAAGCCGAAGATCCTGTATCACGGCACCGGAGAGGACTTCACCGTTTTCGACAAGGACAGGCTCGGCGAGAACACTGGCCACGAGACTGCACCATTGGGTCACTTCCTCACGGAGAGCAAGGCTGAAGCGCAGAAGTATGCGGAAAAGGCTGCCGACGGCGTGCCGGCGTACGAGCGTGTGATCGGCGCCTACGCATCGATCAAAGACCCGGCGATCATGTCGAAGGAACAATTCCTTTCGATCGAAAGCGCCGCCGAGGCACGCGCGATGCGCAACTGGCTTGAGCGGCAGGGATACGACGGCATCCGACTCGATCTTGACAACGGCAAGCGGCAGTGGATCGCCTTTGATAGTGGTCAGATCAAGGATGTGGACAACCGCGGTACGTTCGATCGCAAGAACCCCGACATTCGTTTCTCGATGCCGGACGATCGCGATGAAGGTCTCGCTCGGGCCACGGGTGTGCCGCGCGCGGCCGGCGAAACCGCTTCGTTATGGCGTAACGACCAACCGTTGAAGCGCGATGTTGACTATCGCGCGGCGAAGGCTGGCGACGGTGAGGCGGCGATTCGTTTGGTCGATCGCAACGCTGCGCCGCTGGCCGAGCAGGCGAAGCAGCGCTGGGGAAGCGATGTGACATTCGTTGCGCCGCATGCCGAAGAGGCGACCGGCAAGAACGCCATTCCGCAAACGCTAGCCGCATACCTCGCCGCGCACACCGGTGGCGATGTCGACCGCGAGATCGTCCAGACGAACCGCACGTTCCACACCGGCGCCGACGCGATGCAGCGGCTGCTGGCCCGCTCGGAATTCGATGGCCCGGTTGAGAAGGGCAAGAAGTACGTGCTCGTCGACGATGTCACGACGATGGGTAGCACGCTGGCGGATCTGGCCCACTACATCCAGTCGAAGGGGGGCGAGGTCGTCGGAACGTCAACACTCGTGAACGCGGCGCGTGAGGGTGGTACACTGCACGCCGATCCAGCACTGCTGAAGCAAATTGAGAGGAGGTACGGCGATGCAATCCGCGAAGAATTCGGCGTCGAACCTGCCGCCCTCACCGCCAGCGAAGCCCGGTACCTCATCGGTTTCCGATCGGCTGACGAGCTCCGAGATCGAGCAGCTGCGGCAAGACAAGCGAGAAGCGAGCGCCTTGGCGCAAAAGGCATTCGCCTCGAAGATGGGCAAGCCAGCGGCGTAGATTGGCCATCGTCCGAGTTTACGGACGCCTTGGACCGTTTCCGTTCGGAAGCTCCGGCTGCCACTCCTGAAGAAGCCGCGCGCAACGCGCGTGCCGAGAGCGCGATCAAGAAAGACCTCAAGCACGAGGCTAACACGAAGGACCGCGCCGAAGACAAAGGCTGGTTCAGCATGCCCGACCAGGGCGGGCACGCGCCCGAAGACTTCGGCAAGCCGCAAGCGTCCGTCGACCGACTCAATGAGGTGCTCGGCAAGCCGGACGATGGCATGTGGCAGCGCGCTAAGGACTGGATGCGCGGCAAAGCCGAGGACTTCCGTCCGGCCGCGCTGGGTGCACTACAGACGCGCCATGTGCTCGAGCTGATGGAAGACCATCCTGCACTCAAGGGCGCGAAGCAGTACGGCGACCTGATGCAGCAATTGGCAACCGATCGTAATCAACTGATGGCAGGTTCGCCGGACGCGGCCGAACACCCGCAGAATATGATCAAGCGCGGCGGCGCGGCGATCGCCGAGGACCTGCGCAAGTACAGCTACGAGAAAGGCCTGCCCGGCATGATGGGTCGGCGTCGGCCTGAAGCGAAGCAGCTTGCCGATGTGATGCACGATGCCACGATCTACGGACTCGACCCGAGCGTGAGTTACAGCAAGCTGACGTTCGAAGACAGCCGCGGCGAGCCGGTCGAGTGGTCGAAGCAAGGCATCAAAGACCGCATCAAAGAGATCCGCAACCAGATGCGCGGCCGCCCTGGCGACGACAAGTCCATGATGATGGACGAAGTGAAGCGCCTTCGGAATCTGCCCAAGCGTGAGAAGTTGCGCGAAGAGCGCTGGCCTGACCTTGTGGCGCGGTACGGCGCGCTGCCGGAGGAGGGCAAGCGCCTCTACCAGGAGACCCGCGACTGGTATTCCCAGATGCGCGACGAAACCGAGAAGGGTTTGATCAGCCGCATCGACTCAATGAGCGGCGACCTGGGGGAGCACTACACCCGCACGATGAAAGACCGTATCCGCCTGCAGTTCGAGCAGATGCGGCGAGAGGGTGTTTATTTTCCCCTCAACCGCGACGGCGATTTCTGGGTCAGCTTCACGGACCGCGAGGGGCGCCAAGGCTTCAAAATGTTCGAGTCCGCCAAGGACGCCTCGCAGGCAGAGAAGAAGCTACGGGATGCTGGGTTCTTCATCGACGCGCAGGGGCGCCGCGACAGCGACTTCAAGGCGAAGAACGCGCCGAGCGGGACGTTTGTTAGCGAGATTATCGGCATTCTCAAGAAGGCCCACGCCCCCGAAAAGGTGCAGGACGATATCTACCAACTGTTCCTGAAGACCTTGCCAGAAATGTCGATGCGCAAGCATTCGATCCATCGCGAGAACGTGCCTGGTTTCAGCGACGATGCGCTGCGCGCGTTCGCCAAGAACTCGTTTCATGGGGCGCACCAGCTTGCCCGGTTGCGGTATGCGCACCAGATGCAGGGCGTGATCGATGGCATGGAAATGTCGATGGACAGTTACCGCCGCGGTTCGGAATTTGGCGGATCCAGCACCAGCTCGGCGCTTGACGTCGCGCGCGGTGATTCGCTGCTCCGCGAACTGAAGATGCGGCACGACTTCATCATGTCGCCGAAGGACACGGCGCTGGCCAACAAGGCGAACTCGATCGGGTTCCTCTATCACCTTGGCGCGAGCCCGGCGTCGGCGTTGGTGAACTTGACCCAGAACGCGCAGATCACACTTCCGGCGCTCGCCGCGCAGCACGGCTGGGGCAAGGCGACCAGCGTGCTCGGCGCCGGCGTGCGTGACGCACTGCGCACGTTCGGGAACATCGACCGCACGCTGACCGACCCGATCGAACGGCAGGCCTACAACACGCTGCGCGCGCGCGGCGACATCGACAAAACCCAGACGCACACCCTGGCGGGCTTAGCCGAAGGTAACCTGCTGCAGTCGAGCCCGGCGTGGGCCAAGTCGATGAGTGCGATAGGCTACATGTTCCATAAGGCCGAGGTGATCAACCGCGAGTCGGCCGGCATGGCTGCATTCCGTCTCGAGTACGGCAAAACGAAGGATTTCAACAAGTCGGTCCAATACGCGTCGGACATCATCAACGGCACGCACTTCGACTACTCCGCCGCCAACCGGCCGCGGATGATGCAGAACAACGTCGCGCGCATCGCGCTGCAGTTCAAGAACTACAGCATCGGCATGACCTGGGCGATGTACCGGAACCTGTACCAGTCGTTCAAGGGTGAGACGCCGGAGGTGCGCAGCGTCGCGCGACGCACGCTGACGGGCATCCTGGGCATGACCGGACTCATGGCCGGTACCATGGGCCTGCCGATCATCAACGCGATGCGCTTCGCCGGCAACGCCGCGCACACGCTGTTCGGCGACGACGAGCCGTTCGACTTCAACACCGAGTACCGGGCTTGGTTGGCCGAGAATCTTGGTGACACTGCCGCAAAGTACATCGCCGATGGCCCGATCGACCAACTCACCGGCGCGACGGTGTCGAACCGCGTCAGCCTGAGCAACCTCTGGTTCCAGGACGCCGACCGCGAGCTCGAGGGCAAGGACGCGTACTACCAGATGCTCGATTCGATCGTCGGACCGCTGGGCGGCATGGTGAAGAACTTCTACGTGGGTTCGAAGATGGTCGGCGACGGCCAGGTCGAGCGCGGTATCGAAACGATGATGCCGAAGTTCGCCAAGGACGCCATGAAGTCCCTGCGCTTCGCGCACGAGGGCGCCAACACGCTCCGCGGCGACCCGATCGTGCCGGACATCACCAAGCCGGAGGCGCTCATCCAGGCGCTCGGCTTCTCCCCGTCGCGGCTGTTCGAGCAGCAGCAGCAGAACAGCGCGCTGATGAACTACCAGCAGCAGATCACCGACCGGCGCAAGTTGCTGATGAACGCGTACGCGTTGGCCGTGCGCAGCGGCGCCGACACCGATGCCGCGATGGCGAAGATCCACCAGTTCAACCAGACCTATCCCGAGATCGCGATCAAGTCGGACTCGATCCGGCAGAGCCTGCGCGCGCGCGCGCGGTACAGCGACGAGCAGCAGGGCGGCATCGCGCTCAACAAGAAGTTGGCGCCGCGGTTGCGCGAAGAGGTTGGTGCAGGAGCGGGGGCATCGCCGTGAGACTCGTTGATCTGAATCCAGAATGGGTGGGGAGCGGTGGCCCGGGCGTCACACGCACGTCTGACGGCTCTCCGGTTCCTCGCCGCGAACGTGTCGCAATCGAACTCGACTGCCCCTGTGGTGCGTGCGGCGTGCGCCTGTTGGTACCATTCTTGAACCCGCCAGATGGTCTACCATCAGACCAGCGGGGGTGGCATCGCGAGGGCGACACGTTCGAGACCCTGACTCTCTCCCCAAGCATCCTGCGAATCGCTCCGTACCCATCATGCGGCTGGCATGGGTTCATCCGAAACGGCGAAATCGTAAACGCTTAGCCCCGTAAAATTCTGCGCGCTATTCCTGTAGAAACTTGCACTTGGACGCCACTGTACCGTAAAATAACCTGCTACAAGTGGTTGAAAAGTAAGCAATGGCCAGCAGACTCTTAATCTCTTGGTCCTAGGTTCGAGTCCTAGACGGCCCACCACTTTCCCCCTTGCGGCGAATCGGCGATCATATGCGCCGCTGCAACTGCGCATCGCCAAGCCGCCTTCTACTCTGC